TATTCTACGCCCTTACCAGTTCTGTAACCTTACAGAAGTTATTGTTCGTGATACAGACACTCTTGAGGAACTAAAAGACAAGGTTGAATTGGCAACTATTCTTGGAACCGTTCAATCCTCATTTACTAGATTTAAGTACCTAAGAAAAATCTGGCAGAAGAACTCAGAAGAAGAAAGTTTACTTGGTGTCTCACTAACAGGTCAGCTATCTCATCCTGTCCTGAATGGTTCTAGAGGCGTAGAAGAGCTTTCTAAGTGGCTTGATGAAATGCGTGAACATGCAGTTAAAGTTAATGCAAAGTGGGCTAAAGAAATTGGAGTAAACCAGGCAGCAGCAATTACATGCGTTAAGCCATCTGGCACAGTTTCTCAATTAGTAAATGCATCTTCAGGTATGCATCCATGGCACTCTCAATATTACACACGAACAATTCGTGGAGATATGAAAGACCCAATTACATCATTTTTAGTAGATATGGGAATTAAGCATGAGCCAGATGTAATGAAGCCAAACGACACTATGGTATTTTCATTTCCTATTGCTGCACCAGAAGGTGCAACACTTCGTCAAGATTTAACTGCCGTACAGCATTTAGATATCTGGCTTACCTACCAAAGACATTGGGCAGAGCATAAGCCTTCTATTACTGTTTCTGTTAAAGAAAGTGAATGGATGGCAGTAGGTGCTTGGGTATATGACCATATTGATGAAATGTCTGGCGTATCTTTCTTACCTTATTCAGAGCATACTTATCAGCAAGCACCATATCAAGAATGCACAAAGGAAGAATATGAAGCACTAGTTTCTGAAACTCCTGCAGACCTTGATTGGAAGTGGCTTGAAATCTATGAAACATTTGACGGAACTACTAGTGTTCAGGATCTTGCATGTGTTGCAGGTGCTTGTGATATAAGTGATTTTGGTACCGCTAAAACTGTATAATGTATAAGAGGTACCCATGTCTTATTCCAGTCTTATTTTAGTAGATAATCCAAAAGTTGTTTGGGCTTTAGATGAGCCAGATTCAACAAATTCTGTTCTTGCAGATTCTTTTTCTGGATCAGCCAATAATGGGTCATATAAAACTGGAAAGTTTTTTAAAGGCAAAATACCAATTACTTATTCTGGTGTAACAAGCATTACAAATAATGGTCCTTGGAGCTCTGATTATGCTACAAGCAACACGTTATTTGACGTTCCATCTTTAGAGTTTTTTTCACCATCCTCACAATCAAAATCATGTTCATTGGAGTTTTGGATGAATTTAGAGTTGCCAAAAGATTTTGATAGATCAGATGAATCTATATTATTTGGAGAATCTACAGTAGTAAGACTTAAAGGAGAAAATACAAATTTTGGAAATTCTTCAACTGGGGTATATGTTAAAAACTTTGAATATTTAGTTTTTAGAGTTGGAGACTATGGAAAGCCTTATTATGATTCAGAAATACATATTGAAAACTTTAATACTCCTCTTCATGTTGTATGTTTGTACAGCCCAACATCAATTCAGATTGTTGTAAATGGAAAACCTGGAAGAAAAGTTGTAATTGAAAAAGACTTGTTTTTGTCAAAACCATCTGGAGAGTCAGATAAAAAATTTGAATTTAAATTTCCAGCCCCACTAACTTCAACAGCACCAGCATTTCTATCTGTATCTTATGACACAGTAGCACTTTATGACTATCAATTATCCCTTGATGCATGTAAAAGACATTATGTTTATGGTCTTGGTCATACAATAAATAAAACTCTTGCTTCAAATTTTGGTGGAACCGCTTACGACTTAGTTATGCAATCTACTATTCCATCAAAAAAATTAGACTATTTTTCTTCTACAACATGGAACCCATCAACAGTTTACGAAAGACTAGAGTTTTCAAATAACAATCTAGTTACAAAGCCTCAACCAAAAGTAGATATATATTTATCATCTACACAAAATGTAACAAAGTCAGATATGTTTGGAACAGAATCCTCTATTGATTTTATACAGTTTCCAAACAATGCCTATTCTTATGTAGAAATACCAAACTATGAAAAAATAACAAACAGTAAAACTTCTGGAATATCTTTTAAATTTTCTATACCTTCTACTGGACATGGAAGCAATCAGCAGCAACTATTTTATATTGGGTCAAAATCTTCAAATAGCTCAATATCTGCAACAATAACTGGAAGCGTTATTAATCTAAAGCAGTCTATAAATGGAGCAGCAGAGACACAAATGATAGGAGGAGTTTCTGGTGGTAACTTTATTTTACAAGGAAACACTTTTACTATTTCCCTGTATGTTATTTCCGATGGAAAAATTAAGATTGGAATAAAAGATTCTTCTACTGGAATTAATACAACTACGTCTTCTTCTATAAGCATATTTCCACTTCAAGATGGATATATTAGAATTGGAACAGCACCAGTATTTTTCAATGAAACAGTTCCTCCAGGAATTTCTTTGTCTCAAACAAAAAGATTTGACGGAAAGCTTTGGCAAATAGATATTCATGAAGAAGACTTAACTGGAATAACGGACATTGCTGACTATCCAGATAGATATAAGTCTTTGCTTTATCAAGCATATCCAATTAAATCAGAAGAAAGATTTGGTGTTGCAGTAAATGGAACTTTTGAATTTGGATTTTCTCTTGCAGATTTAGTTCCTACAGAATTTTTAAACTCTTCAGTAAACGATTTAAGATTTCCAATTGCAGCAGAGGTTGGATCTAATGTTGCAGAAGTTAAATACTCTGTTGAAAAAACAGTAAACGGTGTAACAACAGATGTTATTACAGAAGCAAATGCAATAGATATTAGATATTTGCATGTTCCAGTATTTTCTTCCAGTCCACCAAAAGTTAGCGAATTATATTTTAATGTTAAAGGAACTCTAAGATCTTTTGATAATGAAAGATATCCTGGAGTTTTAAATTATTTAAGAATATATTCTTACGAAACAAAAACAGACGGTTCTTTGAAATATTTAGAGATCAATACTGATAGTAGAGGTGCAAATCCAAGACTGTATTCTCAGGAAATATCATCTTCTCAATTGCCATTTAAAAGCATTCCTGAAATTAAAGGAAAAACAGATTTATACAGATCATTTACTACTGGAGTCATGGTTGGAAAAACTGGAACTGGTGTGCTTGAAAGATCAAACTATATAAGTTTACCACTAACCATAACCCCAACAAATGAGTCTGGCACAGTTTATTCAATTATGTTTGCTGGAAGAGCAAGGTCTGAAGTAACTGATTTTAATTTATTAAAATACGGTACTACAGAAGTTAAATGGTCAACTAGAGCTAGTGGCATACTAGATCCATCAACAGGAGTTGCAAAATTATATATTAATGGAGATCTTTACGACTCTGCAAAAACATATAATATTAATATTTGGAATCATTATGCAATTGTATTTAATGATGGTCAATCTTTATCAAACACTAACCCTTTGTTATTTGGATTTGGTGGAAGTCCTTGGCAACTAGATAATCTTTTAATTACAAGCGGAAGACCAAATGCAAATAGTGTAAAAAGAATTTATAGCAATGCATTTAGTGTTTTTACAGAAAGAAGAGGGTATGGATCTGCATCTCAGGTTGCTATGTATATTAATGATTCAGACTATAAATCTACACTAGGAACTTTTCAGCCCATAGGATCACAGTCTTCATTTTCTAATTTATTAATAAATGTTGCTTCGACTATGATATATTCAGTTGTTCCAGTTTCTGGATCAGCTTATAGAATATCTATTAATGGAATTGGAGATTTAAAAAGAATGGACGGATTTCAATTAATAGTAGGAACTGTAATTTTGCTTAAAAATCAAGGAACAAATAGTGCAGATAATGGAATATATACAGTAACGTCCATCACAGATGATTATATATATGTTACTAAATCAACAAATCCTTCAAATAACCAGGTGGTATATGTGTCTGGAGGATCGGACAATAGGGGTTATTATTTTATGAGAGATAGTTTAAATAATTACACAACAACTATTGCTCAAAAAAAGGTAATTCATTATAAATCTTCCGCTGTACCATTTGCATCTACAAGAATGCCTCCATTCTAGCTTTGATTATGGTATCATTGTGGTATGTCAAAATCAAATAACAAGCTAAGTGTTGTAGAAAGCAAGTCATCTCTTGGAATTTATGTATGGGTCCTGCCAAATGGAGAACCATTTATGGACAATGATGGCAATACTCTAAATGTCCCATCCATCCAGTATGATATTTCAAAAATGAAAGCACTTGCAGATGCTGCAGCATATTGGGGTAAGCCAGAAGGAACTGCAAAATTTATGCCTGGAGTTGGCAGAGCAACAGATACACAGGCTAGAGAAGATATTGAAAGAATGGCTGAAGGATTGACACCTTATGGCGATACAGAAAACTGGAGAGAGTTGTTTAGCAATGGAAGAAAATAATAGAGAAGTAAGTGGAGTAAAGCTTTTTTCAACACCTAAGGCAGATTCCCCTTGGACTGGATCAGATGAATTTAAAAAGTCTGGGGATGAAATTCTTTCTCTTTCTGGTCTTAGTCACAATTTTCGCAGATCCGCAAAGCGTAGATTAGAAAAAGCAGACAACAATGAGTTAAGTGGTCAAGGTGCATCATCTAAGCAAATGATTCCAGACAAGTATGGATATGGTCTATTTGATGTAATTGAACCTCCATACAATTTGTCTTCGTTAGCAAAGATTTTTGAAGTATCTTCTGCAAACTATGCTGCTATTCAGGCAAAAGTTTCTAACATTGTTGGTCTTGGATACGAACTTCAAGAAACCTTGCAGGTTCAACAAAGATTTGAAGAAATGACAGATATGGATCAACTTGCTCGTGCAAGAAGAAAAATGGAAAGAGTCAAGTTAGAGGTAACAGAATGGATTGAGTCTCGCAATGATGATGATACATTTACTGCTACTTTGATGAAAGCATACATTGACAAAGAAGCTACTGGAAATGGATACCTAGAAATTGGTAGAACTTCTGCTGGAGAAATTGGATACATTGGTCACATTCCAGCAGCAACAATGCGTATTAGAAGACTTCGTGATGGATTTGTTCAGATCGTAAATGGTAAAGCAGTATTCTTTAGAAACTTTCAGGATGTAAGTCAGCCAAATCCAGTTGGTGCAGATCCTCGTCCAAACGAAATTATTCACCTAAAGGAATACACTCCAACTAATACTTATTACGGAATTCCACCAATTGTAACTGCTAAAAATGCAATGGCTGGAAACGAATTTGCATCAAAGTATAATTTAGAATACTTTGAAAACAAAGCAGTTCCTAGATATATTTTCTGGCTAAAGGGTGCAAAGTTTACCCCAGAAGCAGAGCAAAAACTATTTGAATTTATGCAAAATAACATGCGTGGTCAAAACCACAGAACAGTGGTCGTACCGCTACCTGCTGACGATGGTGTAAATAAAGTAGAAATGAAAATGGAAGCAATTGAAAATGGCATCCAAGATTCTTCATTTAACAACTACAGAAGAGCAAATCGTGAAGAAATTCTTATGGCTCACAGAACTCCAATTTCTAAAATTGGATCAGCAGAAAACATTTCTCTTGCAAATGCCCGTGAATCAGATAGAACATTTAAAGAACAGGTGTGTAGACCACAGCAGGACATTCTAGAAAAGAAAATTAATAGAATTATTGCTGAAAAAACTGACATGTTTAAGCTTCATTTTAAGGAACTAACCCTTACTGACGAAGATACACAATCAAAGATTGACGAAAGATACCTTAGAATGCAGGTTGTAATGCCAAATGAAGTTAGACCAAGACTTGGACTTCCTCCAATTACTGGTGGAGATGAGCCAGTAGACTTAAAGCCACAACAAGCAGCAGATCAAACAGCAAGAGCAACTGGAAACAGAAGAAGAGATCAGGAAAGACAAAATAATGCTGCAGATTCTGGAACTGGTGCAAGAGCTACTCAAGGTGAAGGAAGACAGCAACAATAAATAACACTATAATAACAAAAGTGTTATATAATTAAAATGCTATGGTAGATTTACAAAAGGCTTCATTATCTACTAATGGTCAGCAGATAACGCTGACAATGCCTATTTCAAAAGTTGATGTTGAGAAGAGAATAGTCTCTGGCTTTGCAACGCTTGATAATATTGACAGACAGGGTGATCGTGTCTCTGCTGAGGCATCCCAAAAAGCATTTGAAAATTTTAGAGGTAATGTTCGCCTTATGCACCAGCCAATTCCTGCTGGAAAAGTTGTAAACTTTAGAACAGAAACATTTTTTGATCAATTAACAAATAAGCAATATAGCGGAGTATTTGTAGACACTTATATTTCAAAAGGTGCATCAGATATTTGGGAAATGGTATTAGACGGAACTCTTACTGGATTTTCTATTGGCGGAGCAGTTAATGATTCCGATAGTGTATATGATCCAGAAATGGAAGGAACCGTTAGAGTAATTAAAGACTATGATTTAGTAGAACTATCACTTGTAGATTCTCCAGCAAATCAATTAGCAAATATTTTTTCGATTCAAAAAAACAATAGTGTTGCAGAGGGAATGTTTTCCAAATCACAAATTGATAACGTATTTTGGTGTGAAAATGATGGAGTTGCCTTTACAGGAGAAGCAGAATCTAAGGATTGTGCTTTGTGCAACAAGACATTAGAATCAATTGGATGGGTAGAAACAGTAGATGGAGAAGAACTATCTGTTGCAATTTCAAAAGCATTAGATTTACACCTTAGTAAGGGAAATGTAATTACTAATGAAGAAACTGCAAATAAGTACCCAAATCAAAATAGAAAATTTAAGTCAGACTTAGAAGACGATGAAGATGAAAAAAGCTACAAGGATAAGAAGAAAAAAGAAATGTCTAAGGCTTCATTTTCAACTGGAGATTTTGTTCAGTGGGGATCATCTGGCGGAACTGCTCGTGGTAAGGTAACAAGAGTAGTAACTAATGGTAAAATTAATGTACCTAACTCGTCTGTAACGGTAACTGGAACTCCAGAAGATCCTGCAGTTGTTATTACTGTTTATAGAAAAGAAGGAAATTCGTGGAAACCAACGGAAACAAAGGTTGGACATAAAATGAAAACTTTAAGAGCTTGGAATGCAAAGGTAAAAAAATTCTTTGGAATTCCTACAAAAGAATTGCTGTCTGAAGAGACAGTAGATAAGGCAATTGGAACAGATAGCCAAATTGAGTCAGTTGCCACCAAAAATAATGAAGGAGGTGTTATCGTGGCTGAAAATGAAGAAGTAACAACTGAAGAAGTTGTTGAAGTAGACGAAGTAGTTGAAGGTGCAGAAGATGTTGTAGAAACTGAAGAAGCTCCTGCAATTGAAGAAACAGTAACTGAAGAAGCTCCTGTTGAAGAAGCTCCTGCAGAAGAATCTGTAGAAAAGTCAGATGAGGTTGCCTCTGACGCTTCCACCGAAAATAACGGTGAAGTGGTTGACTTGGTAAAAGCATTGGACGAAATCAAAGATTTTATTTCTGCGACTGTATCGGAAGGTACAGCTAAAAGTGCAGAATCTGTAAATGCTGTTGCAAAGAGTGTTGCAGACGTAACAAGTTCTTTTGCAACAAAGCAAGAAGAGCTGTCAAAGACTCTAGCTGAGGTTCAAGAAACCATTTCACAGATTATTAATCGTGTGGACGCAGTTGAGTCAGACACAGCAGTAAAGAAGTCTGGAGAATTAGAAAATGCTCCAGAGAATAATTCCACATTGAAGAAATCAATGTGGGGCGGGCGTTTCCTCGGTTCCGCAGAATATATTAACTAAGAAAAGGTGGTGAAAAATAAAAAATGAGTGATAATATTTTAGAAAAGGCTGCTGCTAGCGGTACAGTTCTCTCCCCACTTGAATCTCCAGGTGCTATGACGGCACAGGGAAATACAGGTGACAACGGTGGTGTACTAAACCCAGCACAGTCAGCACAATTTATCGACTATATCTTTGACGAGATGGTTCTCGCCAATGATGGTCGTAGAGTAGTTATGCGTGGTAATACAATGGAACTCGATAAGGTTCGTGTTGGTTCACGTCTTGTTGCTAAGGCAACACAAGCTGAGGATACAGGTTCAAACGCTGCCCCAGCATTCACAAAGATTGAATTAACAACAACCAAGTTCCGTCTAGACTACGAACTTTCAACAGAATCCCTAGAGGATAACATTGAAGGTCAGCAGCTAGAAGATCACGTTGTACGTTTGATGGCAACTCAGTTCGGTAACGATCTTGAGGATATTGCAATCAATGGTCGTCCAGGATCATCTGGCAATGGTACTTACAATAATACCCTTGCAGGATTTATCCGTCAGACACTTGACACAAACTATGCAGGTGCCCACGAAGCTGCAGCAGCTGCTGCAACCATGACCAACATTTGGGAGACTTCTCCTGAAACTGATGATGGTGCTTCAACAAAGCTAACACTAGAAGCATTGGAGACTATCTACAATGCTTTGCCTCGTAAGTTCAAGGCTCGCCGTCAGGATCTGAAGTTCTACATGAACAGCAAGCATCTTCAGGAACTAATCGCTGAACTCCGTCAAATCGGAGCAGGTGGTGTTCCAGAGGCTGTTGCACAGAGAGTGATCGATGGTGTTCTACCACAGATTGGTGGACCAGCAGGTGCTCAGTATCTAATCTTCGGACTCCCAGTACTAGAAGTTCCTTTGTACCCAGACAACTATGTTGATCTAACCGTACCAAGCAACCGTATTTGGGGCTTCCAGAGAGATGTTACTGTACATCGTGAGTTCAAGCCAAAGAAGGATACTATGGAATACACAGTATTCGTTCGTATGGGCGTTGCACTTGAAGAAAAATCAGCTATTGCAGTTGGTCAGCCTTCAGCTTAATAAGCTTAAGCACAAAGAAGAAGGGTTGCAGAAATGTAGCCCTTCTTCTATTTTTTTGTAGTATAATTAATGTGGAGGCAGACGCATGTTTGAAAAGAAAACAGTTCTTGAGCTTAAAGCAATTTGTAAAGTACTAGATATTGATGTTAAAGATTTAAAGAAAAAGGTTGATTACCTTGGTGCTATTGAGGAATCAGGATATACCTGGGAATCTTATCTAGAAAAAGTAGACAAAGACTTTACATTTGTTGAAGCGGAAATTAAAGAAGAAGCAGAAATTAAAGTAGAAACAAAAGAAAAAGTAGAAACATCCTCTCAAGGAGATGTTGTTTTAAAGATGGTTCACCCAAGAAGTGCTCTAAATGTTTCAAATATTGTGACATTTACATTTGAGCAGCCATTTCAGGTAATGTCAGCAAGCAGGGCAGAAGAGATATTAAATTTAGCAAGAGGAGAAGTTAGAAAGGCTACAACTGAAGAGATTAAGTCTTTTTATGGTATTGATTAATGAAAGAATATTTAACTAGTGACGGAGACGCTTTAGTAATTGAATATAGAGCCCCTGCTGGAACAGATAGCTTAATTTATGATGTTTATGATACATCTCTTGGAGTTTATTTAATTGCGGATGAAGCAGAAAAGAAAACTGCTGTAACTACCCCAGTTGCCTACCAGCCATTCCATATCACACTACCATATGATGTTGTAAAATACAATAGAAAAATTCAACTTAATCTTCAGGTGATTGACCAAGCTTCTTTTACAGAAGATACACTATATGCCTCTTTGGTGAGACCATACGCAACTGTAACAGACATTCAGGCTGCACTTGGTATAACTGGTCAAGAAACACAATTAGAAGCCTTAGAGAGAAGAGCTAGATTTATCATTGACTCTAAAGTTAGTGATCAGTTTGGATTTACCTATGAATCAATCCAGGCATATGGTCAAGGAAGTGATGTTCTAGATCTAAGAAAAAGAACTGAGTCGTTTGATAAGGTAGTAAAGGATGACCAAGTTGTTTTTGATTCCACAGAAGATCCTGCAATTAATCTATTTTTTAGACCAGTTGCAATTGCAGAAAGCAAAACAAGACTAAAAGTCATTGAAGAAGGAGCCAACTTATTTGAGTGGGCAGAACCAACAGTTCTTGCTAATGAGCGTGGATTTGAAAAAAACAGTCTTTATACAGTTCGTGGAGAATATGGATGGAAATTTGTACCTCTTGCAATTAAAGAAGCAACCATTATGCTTGTAGAAGATATGCGTTGTGGAGACTGGAATTATAGAAATACGGGACTAAAGTCTGTAAAGAACGATGCATTTGATTTAGAGTACAATCCAAACATTTATTCTGGAACTGGAAACCTAGCAGTTGACTCATTAATTGCACCTTACAAGAACTTTAATATGCTGGTGATTTAAATGACATGTGTCGCTAAATCAGCATATACAATGACCGCAGACATTTATGTAGCATCTATTTCACAAAACTCAACTACTGGATCTATTACAAGAACTTGGGTTTTTAATCAAACTATTCCGTGTCTTGCAAGAGGAATTGTTAGGGCTGGTCTTGGAGATAACTCAACCACAGTAAATATTGATGAGTTTTTAAAAGTAACAAATAGTTTAGTAAAAGTAAGGGCTGGAGTAACTTTAGACTCTACAGTAAAAGTAGCAAACATTAAAAACTCTGATGGTCTTGTTATTTGGAAAGAAAGTCCTTCAACTGGAGTTAATGGTTCAACCATATTTGAGCCTCGTGGAAGCACCCCAATAGCAGATCATCGTGGACACATTGTTGAATATGAAACAATTTTAATGAGACCAGAAGTTCAAAAGTTAAATGGAGTTTAAATGTCTAGAATTGATTCCACAAAAATTGCTTCATTAACAAAAAAAACAAAGTTTAAATCTATTAGAACTGGAGAGCTGCCTCAAAAAATTGCAGCAACTGCACACTTTCAAGCAGAGTTAATAAATAGACTTTCTAATGAAGAAAAGGTAAGAATACAAGAGTATGGGCTACGACACATATCCAAGTATTTTGAGTCTTATATAGATCACTTAGCAAGAGTAAATCCAACTAAATATCATCACATATATGAGCCTGGTCAATCTGGAGATCCAAGAGCAAGACTATTTAAGTCAAACGTAACTTCTGATAAAAATAAAGCAGTTTTACAATATACTTTTTTGCCATCAAAAATTCCTGGTGAAAGCGGTCAAGTCTTTAAATCTAAAGCATTCATTATGGAGTCTGGAACTCCAGTAACAATTACTCCAAAAAGAGCAAAGTCCCTAGTATTTGAGGTTGACGGAGAGCTTGTGTTTTCAAAGCAAAGCTATGTTGCAAATCCTGGAGGCGTAGCAGTACAAAACTCCTTTACTGAAACCTTTAATCAATTTATGTCATCTAGGGCAAATGATGTGCTTATTGATCTTGGATTTTATGAAAGAATAGAAAGAGCAATATTATCAGAAACAAAACTAGTACTTCGTAAGATTTCTAGTGGTACAATTTCAGGTATGGCTATGCAAGCAGCAGCATCTGCAGGAAAAATTTCTAAGAGGTCAAGGTAATGGCATTAGAGCTTCCAATTCATATTATTAATAAATATCTTTACAACAAGGCAATTGCTGGAACCCAAGAAATACATGGTGTTTGGAACGTAAAAGCATTTAATACCTCACTTCCTAACGGGATTACTGACGGTTCAAGAATATTATTCTTAGAAGCTGGAAAAAGCATGGACCAAATGGTTGCTGACCTTAGAGTAGCAAATCCAAATACACTGTATCCATCTACCTACATCATTTACGACACAATTTATCCCCCAATAAAAGGAACAATGTGGGCACTTGAAAAAGCACAAACTATCTTCTATTTTGTAACAAGCTCCGAACAACAACAGGATATTGCCAATATTCAGTATGTAAAAAACTACATTTTTGACTTAGTAAAGAAATTTGACGAATCTGCCCAAGCAATTAACAATTCATCACAAGCTAGCAATAACATTAGATTTAAGTATATTAGAGCAGATCAGGAAAGTCCAGATTTAGACTTTCTTGGGGACAGAGCAGAAGATGACAGAAAAATTTCCAGCCTTATCCTTACATATGAGTACACTAAATCATAAGTATGATCATGGTACTATTATCTTGAGGAAACGCTGAAAAGCTAAAAAAATTTATTTTGGCAGGAGGTGTAAATAAATAAATGTCTTATAGTGCAAAAAATATTATCGTAGGTGCTGGTGTCCTTTACATTGGTAAAGATGCTGGCGTAATCTATGACGAAACAGATATCGCAAAGTCACCAAACACATTGGCTTCGGATGTAAATGGAAATACTTTCACAGATCCTTCCAAGGTTGATGATACAAAGTGGAGACACGTTGGCTATACTTCAGAAGGTGCAGAAATGTCCTTTGAACCAGATTACGGTGAAGTACAGGTAGATCAGCTTCTTGACGTAGCAAAGATCTTCAAGCAAGGTCAGCGTGTTATGTTGAACACAACATTCACAGAAGCAACTCTAGAAAACTTTCTTGTTACCATTGGTGGCAAAGACGGTGATAAAACAGGTGGATCTGCTAACATAAACGGTGCTCAAGAAACAGTCTTCCTAAATGGTGGTGCTCTTGGATACTCCCCAGTAGAAAGATCAGTTCTTGTAGTTGGTCCTGGACCAGATTCAAAGGTCGCAGCAGGTGGTATTTCAGCTGGAAAGAAGGTAGAGCGTCTTTACGTTGGATACCGAGCCCTTTCCATGGAAACTGTTACAGTTGGTATTAGAAGAAATGAAGCTACAGTATTCCCTGTATCTTTCCGTCTTCTCCCTGCCTCTGAATCAGAGTACAATGCCCCTGATGGCAATCAGACTTATGGTAAGGTAATTGACCGTGTATACGGTCAGGTTTAACCTAAGTTATAATTTAATAGGTTTAAGGTGGGTCTTAGGACCCACCTTATTCCATTTGTATGAGAAATACTATATAATTAAAAGGAATCACACAGGAGGAAATTGTGGCAACAAAAATTTATGAAAGTATTGACCTAGAATTACTAGACGGTACCGAAGTAACAATCAAACCATTAAATATTAAAAACTTAAGAGAAGTAATGAAGGTATGGGCAACTGCAACTTCAGCAGAAACAGAAGATGAATTTCTTAGTGTTTTGCTAGAATGCACAAAGATTGCATTTAAGCAGTACCATCCAGTATTGGCAGATGATCCAGAAAAGCTAGAAGATGCTTTGGACCTTCAGACAATGTATAAAATTCTAGAGGTAGCAGCAGACATTAGGTTGAACGACCCAAACCTGCTAGCAGCAGCTCAGGAACTAGTTGGTCAGAACTAGACCTAGCTGCTCTAGAATCAGAAGTTTTCCTTTTAGGTCACTGGAAGGATTATGAAGAACTAGAAAGTTCTCTTTCTATGCCTGAACTTGTGGCAACACTTGAGGCTATTTATAAGAAAGACGAACGAAGTCAAAAGTTTTTTGCTGCATTGCAGGGAGTTAAACTTGACGAAAGTTCTTCTGGAAGTTCTGGAAGTGATGCTCCAGTATCTTACCAAGAAATTCAAGCGAGGGCAATGAAGAAATTGACAGGTAGCGATGAGGCAGCAAGAGCCATGAAATATGGTTTTACCTCAGACGTTGGAATGTCATACTCATTGATAGGTGAAAGTTAGTGTCAGACGTTAGGTCTCAATTTAGTTATGATGCAAACTTTGGTCCTGCCCAAACACAAATCAGATCTCTTGTAAAAGACATTACTGTACTTAATGCTGCTTTCAAGTCTCTTGATAATGAAGCCAATAAGGTAAGAAATGCTCGTGCAGGTTCTTTCATGTCCAGCCTTGGAAATATTGGTGGCTTTAATGCTCAAATTGTTGACCTTACAAGTGACGTAGAAAGATTTGGAAAAGCTCTTCAAAGAAACCAATTAACGCTTCGTCAATACTACAAAGAAGCAGCACAAGCCTATAAAAAGAATAGTATGGCTAGAAGGCTTGCTGAAGATGAAGTAAGAAGAGCACAATCTCAACTTGTTGGAATGGGACAAAACCAAAAGGGTCGTCAGCAAGGAATGTTGATAACCCCTCTTACAATTGATACCTCTGACATTAATACAAAAATGGCTATTAGCCAAAAACAATTCTCTATCTTTAACAAACTTGTAAGTGATGGTGCAACACAGCTTATTAACTGGGGTAAAAATACTCAGTGGGCTGGTCGTCAGCTTACTGTTGGTCTTACAGTTCCGTTAACAATTTTTGGCTCAACTGTATCTAAAACATTTAGAGAAGTAGATAAAGAACTTACAAGATTTGCTAAAGTTTATGGATCAGATCTTGTATCAGCAAACCAGCAAGCAACAAATTCAATGAGAGCTCAAGTAGAGCAACTATCAAAAGATTTTGCTGGAAAGTATGGCATTGCTGCAAAAGAAACCGCAGGTCTTGCAGCAGATTTAGCTGCAACAGGTTTAGAAGGACAAAAATTACTTGACTCAGTTGCACAGACAACCAGACTAGCCGTACTTGGTGAAGTTGACAGACAAGAAGCAATGAAGGCAACCCTCGCACTTCAAGGTGCTTTTAACATGAGTACAACAGAACTTGCAGAGTCAATTAACTTTCTTAACGCTGTAGAAAACCAAACATCTGCATCACTCCAAGATTTAACTGAAGCAATTCCTCGTGTTGGTCCAGTTATTAATTCTCTTGGTGGAGATGTTAAAGATCTTGCAGTCCTTCTCGTGGCAATGAAAGAGGGAGGCGTGAACGCTGCTGAAGGTGCAAACGCAATTAAGTCTGGTCTCGCCTCCCTTATCAATCCAACAAGACAAGCATCAGAAACTGCAAAACAATACGGAATTGACCTTGACGGGATTGTAAAAGCAAACAAGGGAAAGCTCATGCCAACTATTATGGCTTTTCAAGAAGCACTTGCTGGACTTGACTCGTTTGCTAAGGCACAAATTATTGAACAGCTTTTTGGTAAGTATCAGTTTGCAAGAATTTCTGCACTTTTTGACAATTTAAATGCATCTGGATCTCAAACCGTAGAAGTACTAAAACTTATGTCTGCTTCATCACAAGACCTTGCAACAATTGCAAATTCTGAAATTAGAACCCTTACAGAATCATCTGCTATGCGTTTTCAAAGATCTATGGAGGCAATTAAGGCATCCTTGCTTCCTGTTGGAGAAGCACTAACAAACTCCGTAATACCTTTTATTGAAAAAACAGCAAACCTTATTAATACTTTAGTTGAATACTCAAAGGGTCTTCCTGGTCCAGTTAAAAGCTTTTTAAAGGTTGCCACTGGATTTACTTTAATTGCTGGACCTATCATTATGCTTGTTGGTGTATTTGCAAACTTTGTAGGATACATAACTAAGACTGCAATGTCTATTACTAAACTTGGTGCTGCACTTGCAGGACTAAGAACAGAAAAATTTGAAGTATTAGACGACACGCAACTTGCAGCATCTAAAGCATCAGATGTACTTTCAAGTGCTTATAATAATCAAAGATCATCTCTTGACAAATTAAATCTAACCATGGAAGCGTACCTTGCAAATTTAAGAGAAGAAGTTACATTAAGTAATCAATTATTTATGCCAGGAACAACACCTGGTAGAGCAGCAAAAGGCAAAGGAAAGAAAGCCAAACTTGCAATGGGAGGTCAGCCTTATGTTCCTGGAAGTGGAAATGGAGATAAGGTACCTGCACTTCTTGAGCCTGGAGAATTTGTTGTAAATAAAAAAGCTACAGAAAAGTTTGGTCCATTACTAGAACATATTAATTTTAAACAAGCACCTAGATTCCAGAACGGTGGACCAATTGGACTTATTCGTGGTGGAGGCAAACCTCTATTTCTTGGTATGCCAGAAAAATTTTCAGAAAAAATTGGAAATGTTAGAGGTCTTTTAAAGAATTCAGACCAAGAAGCAAGAACTGGAAGATTTGCTTCAATGGAAGTTACACCTATCGGCACCAGAGTTGATCGTATGGGAGGATTTAGCTCCGCAATTCCAGGAGTAAATGGTGTCTATGAAATTAATGGAAAGAGATACGTTGTAAAGGGTCACACTGACTCAGACTCTGCACTTGCAGAAGCAAGAGGAGCACAGCTAACAAGAGATATCTTTGGATTAAAGACTCCAGATCAAGAAGTTATAAAAATTGCACATCCTCAAACTGGAGAACTAATGTTTGCTGTAAGGTCTCCTTATGACGAAGCATTTGCTAAATCAAGCGGTAAGGTTGACCCAGAAGATTTTGCTGCTCAAGCATTAGCATCTATTATCAGAAGAGACAGTGATCTTCAGCCAGACAACTTACATGGAAATGTAGTTTCAGATGTGGGTGCAGCATTTGTTGCAAATAGAGCATCGCAACCAAGAACAGTTGGCGGAGATCAGGTTCCAGTATCAGAGCAAGCACTAATTAATTTTCTTGCTAAAAAGGGTGGAGCTAAAAAATGGTTTGCTGAATCAACTGGTGATATTGCAAGATCAATGTCTCCACAACAATATGAAGATATGTTTATGGCAAAAATTGATGATGCTATGGGAAGAACAAGAGGTGCAATTGATAATTTACCAGATCTTACTCCACAAGAAAGAAAGATGTATGAAAGAATTGTCACTGACTTAGAAGAGGCAAGAAATATTGATTGGAAATCACTTCATGCACATCATACTGGATTAAGCCCTACTATTGCTAAGTCTCCAACCGCTGCAGCACTTGCAAAGAAGCAAGCAGAAGCTGTAGAAAAAGCTAGACAAAAAGGTCATGCGGTTGGAACTGGTGGAATGCCATGGGCTTATTCAAACGGTGGATTTATAAAGCTTATTGAAGGCGGAAAAGTTCCTGGATATAAAGCACTTGAAAAACTTGTTGCATCAAATGTAATGCCTGGAAGCCAAGCATCAATTGATGACTGGATAACTAATACACTTAGCCGTATTGACAATAAAGATGATGCAAAGATTGTCGTACAAGCCTTAACAGAAAAATTAAAAACAGGAACTGGATTAGGCAGAAGAGATGTTATTACAGACGATCTATTATCAGATCTTGGTAAAAAACTTCCAAAATTAGCAAATAGAGAAGGAAGACTTACAAGAAGACCAGGAAGATCTTTAACTGGAACTGGCAGACCATCTGAAATTGCAAAGATTAGAGCTGAGCAACAAAAACAAATAAACTCAATGGAAACAGCAATCAGAGAAAGATTGCAAGCAAAAGGATTTAGCGATTCTGAAATTGAAAAACTTTCTAGAGTTGAAGCTGCTCATTTATCAAAAGAAACAATAATTGGAAAAGATGGAGAAGAGTACAAGGTTTGGAGACCTAAAAATCTTTCCTGGATGCCACAAGCAGAAAACCTAGCTTTTGAATACCTTACAAGAGGTGGACCAAATACTTCAGCTTTTGAATCTGCATTGAGAGAGGCTGGAGCAACACCTGGTCAAATTAAATCAATTCTTTCTGGAAATCATCCAACATCAGGAAAGGGAAGAGAAAGATTCTTATCAGCATTAGCAATTTTAGAGTCTAATGGCTCTTTGTCTGGAACAAAAACTTTAGACTGGATCAGAGCAACAAATGCATTAAATGGCACTGAGCCAGTATATTCTCCAAAAAAGGGAATTGTTGGAAAGAACGATCCAAGATATGATGAAGCGTTTACAGGAACTGCAAAGGGTAAAAGCCCATCTTCACCAAAAGCAGTAGACGCAAAAACTGGAAGACCTGCTACTAAAAAGTCTGTAGGAAAGCATCAGCGTGGTGGAAGAAGTGTAGTAATAGATAGCACAGAAACAGTAGCAGATAGAAAATTTGTTGAGCTTGCTGAAAATGGTATAAATGATGGAACCGATATTAAGGCTCAAAGAAAAGCTGCAATGGGTCACAAAGCAGGTGCAATTGGTGGTCTAGCAATGACTGGAGCATTTATGCTTCCTGCAATTACTGGAACTAATGAAGCATTATCTAAATTTACAAATACAATAATGACAGCAATGACTGCTCTTTCTGTATTAACCACTATTATGCAGGTTCGTGGAATTAGTGGTGGAGGAATGGGAATTAGTGGAAAAGCAAAAGCTCTTAGAACTGGTGTTGGGTATGGAATTAGTGGTGGAAGTTTAGACGGAAAATTTGATAAAAAGGGAATTGAAAATAGAGCTTTTGCAGCACAAAAAGAAAAAGCTGGTGCTGGAAGAGTTATGGGTGGATTGGCAAACAAAGCACTTGGTGCTGGTAAGGGTGGAATGCTTGCAAGAGGTGCATTAGGTGCTCTTGCAATTGGAGGACCTCTGACAATTGGAATTATGGCAGGTCTTGCCGTTCTAACAGTTGCATATAACAAGTATCAACAGTCTCTTATTAATGCTCGTAAAGCAGGAGAAGCACTGTACGCAAGTCAAACAAACGCAGCACAATATTTTGGTATTGAACTAAAATCCGTTAATGCAGCAATGCAAGAAAATATTAAACTTGCAAAAGAAATGGGATTCTCAAAGGGAGCATCTGCTGCAGCAGTTGATCCAGCACTTAAAGAAACAGTTTTACAGCAAGAAGAAAATCAAAAGATTGTTGAGCAATTAAAAAATTCTGAAGATCCTGCAGCAATTTATCTTGGTCAATATGGAAGAATGTTGCAGCAAGGATTTACCGCAGATCAAGCTCAACAAATTCTTGCAGTTCTTGCTCAAGCAAGTGGAAAAATGGATTCCTTAAGATCAATTCAAGGACAAATGGATTCTGCAACAGTTTTAGATAAAAATGGAAATGTAGATCAAAGAGCAACAGAAATTAATGCTACAAAGCTAGTTGAAGAAGCTGTAACTTTAAATATTGATAATTTGTTTATGCAAGTTTCAAGCAAAACCGCAGTTCAGAACGCACTGCTTAATGACGCTAATACCCTTCCTCTTGGGGAACAACCAATACCAATACCTGTGGCACCACAGCCAGAAATGACAAAACTATCTGGAGAAGAAGATTTTAAAAACTTAACTGGTCAAATAACTGGGGCATTAAATGCAGCACTTACATCTCCAGATGTAATTAAAGGTTTTAATATGCTTTCAACAACAGTAGACCAGGTTTATGCAAATGCAGAAGAAACAGGAACTAATATAGGAAAAACAACACAAGCCTTGCAGCAAGCTAATTTAGATAAAGCTAAAGAGCTTGGATATGCAGACGATTCAAAATTTGTTTTAACATTAAAAGATGCATTGGTGTCAGCTGACTCTGAAGCAGAAGGAATAAAAAATCAAATGCTGCTTTTACAAGCAGAAGCTATGAACATTGATTTAACTCAGTTGATTGCAGATTTAAAGAACTCAAAAGATGAAGCATTTGGTCTACAACAACAAATTGCTGCAGTAGAAACACAAAAAAGAATCGATATTGAAATTAATTCTAACGTCCAAGAAGCAATAAGTGTGATCGATGCTGAAATCCAGACAAGAACAGCCTACTACGATCAATTGATTGCAAATAATGAATCTGCACAAGAATCAGAAAATGAAAGAACTAAAAATTTCCAAAAAAATATGGAAAAAAGAAATAAGGCTATTCAAAAAGAAATTAAAGGAATTCAAAGAGCTGCAGACGAGCAAATAAAATCAAAAGAAAAAGAAATAGATGCTATTGAAGAAAGCTCAGAAAAATACTTAAAGGCTCTTGAATCACAAAAAGAAGAATCTTCTTTCTTAGCTAGTCAGGGACAAACTGCACTTGGAGGTCTTAATGCATTGGCTAGTGGAGATGTTATTGGTTTCCTTCAAGCAAGAGATGAAATGGCAAGTTCTGCACAAGAAAATGCTCAACAAAGTGAAATTAAAAAAATTGAAGACCTTACTGACGCAAGAGTTACTGATATTGAAAAAACTATTGATAGTATTAAAGAAAAAGCAGATGCTGAAACTCAAACACTACAAGATCAATTAGATGCTAACCAGGAGCTAATGGATAAGGAATCTGAGCGTCACGACAATAGAATGGAGGCATTAAATAAAGAATCTATTCAAATTCAAAAAAACAAGGCTGACGAGCTAAATAAGTTTAACTCAGCAAAATCTGCTCTAGAAGATTTTATAAATACACCAGTTGGAGAAAAACTTGGAAAAGACCTTTCTGAATATGCTACAGCTATAACTACTGTTGCTTCAAACATGCCAGCAGAGTCTCAAGCAATTATGAAGGGGCTTGCAGAAGGATTTACTAGTGGATTTTCTGGAGTATTTAATCAACAAATAGATGCAGCAGCTAAAGAATTTGATTTAGATCCTACAAGCTTAAAAGAGTTAATTGAAAATAGTTTGCCTAAAGCAGGAAAAAATAATCCAGCAGCAAAAGATGGAACTGGAACCTATGCAGATGGTGGCTATGTTTCTGGTCCAGGAACTTCAACTTCGGACTCTATTCCAGCACGTCTTTCAAATGGAGAATATGTGGTTAAGGCAGATTCTGTAAAAAGAATTGGCAAGGGAACTTTAGATAAAATTAATAATGGGGATCGTGTTGGAGGAGTTGCAATTGCTTCAGCTGGAGCAATAACTGGATCTATGGGGCAAAGAATTGGTGCAACAACAATAGCAAATGCACTTGTTCAAAAAGCTTCAGAAAGCATTAATGAGGAGCCAGAAAATAATGACGGTGGAGGATCTGGTCTTCCATCATCTATTCCAGAAAAACTTGGAGCAGTTGCAAAAATTCTTAGACAAGCTTTTCCAATTAGTGCAAGAGGTTTATATCCAAGTGGAAAACAGCATAGTGCAAGATACGCAACAGCTATTGACTATAAAACTCCAACAGGAACTCCAGTGTATGCAATGGCTTCAGGAACTGCAAGTCAAAGAAATAGAGGAAATTCTTCTTTTGGAAGATTTGTAACAATTAAACATTCGGACGGAACAGAGTCTTTATACGCTCACCTAAATGAATTTGGAAAAGATGGATCCGTAAGTGCTGGAGATCTAATTGGATACTCTGGAAACTCAGGAAACTCAACTGGTCCACACTTGCACTTTGAATGGTCTGCCCTTAAGAATGGAGAAAATCCTCCAGGAATGAGAATTGGTGGAGAAACAATGTCAGATGGTCTTGCTAATCTTCACAAGGGAGAAATTGTATTAACAAAACCGCTTACTCAACAATTAAAAGATGGAATTGCAGAGTTAAAGTTTGGTATGCCATCAATATCTGGCATTTCTCCAATAGATAGTGGTACAATGGTATCTAGCAGTAACACCTACAACATTAGCGTTGATGCATCTGGTCCTTCAATGGATCCAAATAAGATTGCACAAAAAATTGTTACTGCTATTAGCAGAGAAGAAGATAGAAGAAGTTTTGGGAGGAGTAGCTAATGGCAGATCCAGCACTATTAAGTAGAGCATACTCAAAGCCATCATTGATTATATTTTCTACATCTAACCCAGTTGCACAATTAACTAGTGGTGTTCCAAACGGATTATGGGACTTTGGTTCTGGACAAGTGCTATATTTAACTGACGACAATAGGTCTTCTTTATCAGTAGTACCACAAAGACTTGAGTCTAAGAGAAGAATGATTGATGGAACAATGCGTTCTGTTCATATTGCAGACAAGATGACCTTTAGTACTTCTTGGGAATCTCTTCCTTCTAGAAAAACAAGACCAACTCCAGCAGTTTCAGATGGTCTTTCAAATAAAATTACTTCAGATGGTTTTGGTGCTGGTCAAGACATTAAAGCTTGGTACGAAGCAAACTTTTCAGATTTTTGGATGCTATTAGTATATGACGCATCAGTGACAGGAAACTCAGTAACTAATGTTGAAAAGTACAATGTTTTCTTTGACGATTTTGATTTTTCTATTGTAAAAAGAGGGCAACATAATGATTTATGGGATGTGTCTATTAGCTTGGTGGAAGTCTAATGCTAACTACAGGACTAACAGCAATCGATTCAATTTATAAAAACGAATCTACAATATCTTCAAAACATAAAATTTTAGCAGAATGGAACCATAACTCATATTATAAAATTAACTATGTTGGATCATATCCAGTATATATTGATGCTAAGTCAAGTGGATCTAACGACCCAACATACTCAAAAACATTTGTTACAACAGATGTAGGTGGATGGGATAACGGAGGGTTTTATACTGTAGTAAGAGTAGATGACTCATCTATATCAAGAGAAGAAAAGACTGTTAAAAAGCTTTGTAGTCTATATAATGTAGTTGAAGCAGACAGACCTGATCCTGGAATTATTTATGGAATTGGATCTCAAACATCTTCAATAATTATTGAAGATTCAAAAACAGTAAAATCTTATAATGTTTTACAATCTCCAGTAAGGCTATACCCTCTTTCAGATAGTCAAGGATTTAAGTATTGGAATTCTTTTAGATACTGTAAGCCAAACTCTGCAGTTGCTAATGAAAATACACCAGCTATTACTCATGAACTTATTGGAAAATCTGGATCAGATTTTAAAATGAAAGGAAATAATGCATTTATTGTTTATGATGTAGTTGAGAAAGGACCCTTAAAAACAAACAAGATTACTATTAAAACTCAAACTGTAAATGGATATGCTAAAAATTTTACTATTCAGGTTTTAAAATCTGGATCAACAACTTGGTCAACAATCTATTCAGAAGATGATGACACTCGTCTTGCGGTGGCTAAAACTAAAACAGTTACTGGAACAAGTGGTTCAAAAAACATAACACTAACAGACAGTTCAGGAATCTATGTTGGAATGAGAGTTGTACAGGTTGGGTCAACAACAAATGTTCCAACAGAAACTTATGTAGCAGAAGTAAAACAAGATGGTCTTGTTGTGCTAGATAAAAACCTCACTGGAAACCTTGCTGCTGCAAGTATTAAGTTTGTAGACACACCATCGCTATCTGATGGCATAGTTAGAATAACTGGTAAAAAAGTCAGTGGATCAATGTCATGGTCTTTAGCAGGTGCAGTTGAAGAAGAAAATGCACTAACATCTTTTAATATTCCAAATGATGGAATAACTGGTCTAGACGTTGAGCTAATTACTGCAGTTAGATTTTCTGCACAAACAATGTCAAAAGAAGGTGCAACTTTAGATATTATTGAAATTTCCCCAAGACTAGTAGTTGATTTTACTGGATATACAGAATCATTTTCTGTTGATACTACTATTGGAGATGCTTCTCTTGGACTACCAGTTGGATCTATTGTTTCTTCAACTGGATCAATAGAGCTATTTAATGAAGATAATTTAATTAGCAATAAAAACATGAACTCTATATTAGATGACATATTAAAGCCAAACGTAAAATTTACAATATTAAATGCTATAACTTCTGGACCTACAACTAAATATGTTCCAGTTAAAGTACTGTATGTAGAGTCTTGGGACGAAGAGTCAAACTGGAAAGTTTCTGTTTCACTAGAAGATTCAATGCGTTTCTTAAAAGATAAGCCAGCCCCAGACATGCTTTTAGCATCAAGAGATGGAATTAAAGTATCTGCAATTATTAAAATTGTTTTAGATAATGCTGGATATAATAAGTTTGGATTCTATAAAAGTAAAGAAGGGGAAGAGTATGATTATGAAGACATATCCCTTGACTTTTTTAGATGCAGAAAAGAACAATCAGTTGCAGAAGTGTTAAATGAAATTGCTAAGTCTACACAACTATCAATATTTTTTGATAGTTTTAATAATTTAATTGCAATGACAAAAGAGGCTGTAGCAAATAAAACAAACCTACATGACTATTGGCTTGTCGGAGACATTGGAGAGTTATCTTCTGGAGACGCAGAATATGCCTATTTAAACAACAAATACATAAGTAATATTGAAAGTTTTGAAGATTCAATAATTCCACCAATTACTTCAGGTGAAGTAGCTTATGATCATCTTGGTATAGAAAAAAAGCCACTTAATTTAGTAAAAGAAGCACTGCAAAGAGGAGACGAAACAGATATTACCAATGTTACTAAATTGACTGGATTTAGTGAAGTAAATTTAAATAGAAATTTATCCTTTGTTCCTCATATTGTTTGGCAGCCAGCCAATACAGACTTAGATTCATATTTGGGTGTTGGATCACTACAAAGAAACTTGGGTGGCTCGAATGGATTAAGTTATTTTAGTAGTAGTGGTACAAAAATTCAATATGAGGCAGACACAGAACTTCAAGCAATAAGAGAAGCCTATGCCAGTCTTACTGAAAATCAAAAGAAAGACTTGACAATTTTTATGGCAGAAGATACTTTAACATCTTCTTTCCACAGAAAGTATAACGGCTACGTTGTGATTGATGACGAAACGGTTAAATTTAATGGAGTTTTATACAAGGTTTCAAGAAGAGGGTATTCAACAGACCTGATTATTTATTTTTCAGAAGAAGAAAAATTAACAGATATTTTAAAGGCACCATCAGGAGCAGACTTTATTCCAGTTGGACTTATTGTTGACTTAGAAATGTCTGTGGTTTCAGACCCAGGACTTACTAATGAAAAATATAAATATACAGTTTCAAGAACTGGTAGAGGATTTAATGATACAAGAGTTTCTGAACATGTTGCATCTGTTGGTAATGCCGTTTCGTGGAATGCATTTGCAACAAAGCTGTATTCTTCAAGCCAGCCAACAACAATTTCTGCAACTTTAAATTTACTTACTCAACAAAAAGTTTCAACTGGAGACTCTTCAGTGAATCAGTATATTTCTAGTAATGCTGGCTATGCAAAGTTAATTGGACCACCGTCTAATGCTACATCTTCTTCAACGCTAAATTTACCACCAAGTGATCAAATTATTATTAGAGATGCAGGTCAACAATTTTTAACAGGATTTAAACAGTCAGCAGGATTTAATCCAACAAGAGTTGGTGCAAAAATGAGAATACTTGAGTCATCTTCTAATTCAACTTTTGCTGGAATAGGTCTTTACAATTCTTCAACCACAAGTGGAACAAACGGATACTTCCTTGAAGTTTCTACTTCTGGAGATGCATTTGAAGCAGATAAGCCAGAAAGTAACAATATTAAATTTTATAAAGTTACAGGTAGTGATAGAACACCAACATTGCTTGGCGTTGGATTTGCTAGAGTTAATGCTGCAAAATTTGGAGAAGAAGGAGTTCTTCCAGCTTATACTGCCTTGTCAGACTCTGATGGATGGAGAACAACATTTAGTTTAGATATAGTTACATACGAGTCAACATCTTACAGAGCCTTTGACGTTTATTTTGAAGACATATTAGTGTTTACTGCAATTGACGATGCTAAAGTTGGAGAAGCAGGGTATATTCCTCCAAGACAAGATGTATCTATGTTTGTTAGAGATGACTCCGCAGCAATTTTTGAATACTTTTATGCAATCGCAACAGTAGAAGGTGTAGACATTGGAATAAATCACCCAATCCTTTCTGCCCCAGTTCCGTATTCTTTCGATCAAGCAATTGATCGTGGAGTAATTACATCTTCTGTAAGCGATGCATACGGTGGAGGAAACTATCCTTTATTCTATGATGACTTTGGCTGCTTGGTTAGAGAAGCAAGAAAAATTGAAGCAAGATTTCAGTATCCAACATTTTCTGCTCAATTAATAGAACTTGGTAGAATTATTCCAGATTATTTGGTTAAAGACTTTAAGTATACTTCATTTGGAGGAGAGTTTTGGATTTATTGTACTGCAGGTGCAACGGTAAGAATTGACTCTGGAAGTTCTGTACCAGTATATATAAGTGGAATTCTTTTAGACAAGTTAGGTGGAGGAGAAGTAAGAATTGATGACTATATTAATTCATTAGATATTGAAGAAAGAAAAAATCAAGAGCTAGAAATTAATAGGAAACTCTATGGTGAGCAGTCTTACAATATTTCTGGAACATATATATCTGGAATTAACATGGCTAAAAAGCTAGCAAATTGGGTAGCCAAAAAAGCATCAAAAGAAAAAGTTGTTATTACGGCTGAGATTTTTCCAAACCCACTACTTCAACTTGGAGATAAAGTAAAGGTATTTTATAAGTCTAGAGGATATTGCGTGGAACAAGATGGAGATAAAACATATATTTTATCTAGAATAAACTACACCGCTACACCAGACGATATTTCTATGTCGGTTGAGTTAAGAGAGATGTTGTAATATGGGAGAATATGCAGATTCATTAAAAAAGAAAAAAAAGATCGATGCTGAAACAGCAAGAGAAAATAAAAGGCTTGGAAACCGACCTGACCCAAATAGAGCAAATGCAAGAGAAGATAGGAAGCCAGCATACGTCTATCCTGGATTTGACCCAAGTTCAACTTTAAATGTTAAAGGTGGCAAAGGTGGAAAAGGTGGAAAAGGTGGCAGTGGAGATAAGAACAAGAAAGATAAAGTAGATCCAAGACCAAACGTTCCTGTATCTCAGATACAAATACCTCTTGGCTCTGGTCAAGCAATAACTCCTAACATTCAAGAAGCATATATTAAAGAAATTGAAAGGCTTACGCTAGGATTAATTTCAAGTGCTGAAGGTCTTTTATTTGCATATAACTTTACAAGCATTAATAGGATTGCATCCTACATGCTTGAGTCAGATGATGCCTCTCAAAGATCAACTGCAGTTGTTTCCAACATAATTAGGTCAAGGTCAGAGGTAGAACTTACAGAGCTTCAAATTAGAGATAGGTTAAATGATGTAATTAATCTAGTTGCAAATCAAATTGGAGACCTAGTTCCTTCTGGTACAAAACTTGCTAAATTTGGAATAAAAAAGGAAAATTTAAATTTTCAAGGAGGTATGCCAAGAATACAAGGCGGAGCATCCGTATATGATTTAGAGCTAAAACTTCCAGAGCTACAAGGCTTTGGATACGATGTTGTATACAGAATAGAATGCTATAATGTCAGTTAAAGTGGTATAATTTGTTTATGATGCAGGGAATTTACAGAATTTATAAAGATGGAAAATTAGTAGCAGAAAAAGAAAATCAAATGACAGTTGCTGGTCGTTCAATTGTTTTAAAAGCTTTGATGGGTTTAATACCAAGTATTGGTGGAAACATTCAGGTTGGCATTTCTTCAACAGCAAATCAGACTGCAGATAGTAATGGTCTTATCCCAGATACTAGACTTGGATTTTCTGTAAGCAGCATTCCAGTTCGCTTAGCATTCTTAGACAATAGTGGAAACTACGATGCTATGGTTTTTAGAGGAACTATCCCATCTAGTGCTGATGCCTTTACAATTTATGAACTTGGAATATTTCCAAGCAATCCAGATGAAGAAAGAGCTTTTTCAGAACTTTCTTTGGTATCTGGAACGTCAACAGATGGTTGGTTAAATAATGGACAGCCAATTGGTCCTGTTTCTGGAAACCCTGTTGAAACATCTGGATATGTTTCTACCTCACCAACTGGCTTTACTGGAGGATTTAGAGTTGGCTCAACCGCACTATATTTAAAAAAGGATCAAACATTAAGAATAAATAAAAACTTTGATCAGTTTACATCTTCTGGTCAAAATGCATTTAACATTGAAGACTTTATATCAATTGCTTATTCTAAAAAAAATACAGAGACTCCAAAAATTATTTTAAAGTTTTTATATAATGATGCAAATTATTTTTCATATGAATTTACTGCAGCCTCTGGACATACTTATGGATTTAAGGATATTTTAAGAAGTGCTTTTAGTAGATTTGGACCTAGCACACTTGGATGGGGAAACATAAATGCTATAGAAATTAAAGCCGAAGTTGCAGATGTAATTATTGATGCAATTAGAATTAATGATAATTTAAATGTAGATACAACATATGGAATGGTATCTAGAACTGTTCTTGGTAGTGAAAATGTAATTACTAAATCTGCCTCAGAGTCCCTAGACATTGAATATTACTTAAGTTTTGGGTTTAATAAGGCGGTTTAAAATGGCAGATCTTACTGGATACGTCAGAGGTTTAATTCCTGGAACAAGATATAGAATGGTTATAACTGCCCTATCTAACTCTACTGACCCAATTAAATTGCCATCAATTGAGTTTGTTGCTCCAACGGCACCAGATTTAATTTCTGCCTATACTCCTATTGGAGTAAATGAAATACCTGTTGATAGAGGATATTCTTTAAATCCAATTGTAACAAATGCAATAAATGCAAGAGCAGACACGTTTACAATAACTAATTGGTCAGCCGTAGACGATGAAAGAAATTATAGATTTTTTTGTTCTGGATCTAATTTTTCTTCTAGGGTTGGAAAAGGAGACATAATTAGGGTTTCTGGAATATCTGACTATGTAAATAATCATGCTTATTATGACACTTTTGACTACAGAGTCATTGATAAAAAATCTACTTATATAGATACAGTTGCTAGCTCTACAGTAACCTCCATAGTTTTAGCTGCTGACGGTGTATATAAAGTTAATACAAGAGCTTTAACTGCTAACGATTGGTGTTCTGGAAGAGCAGGACACAATAGACACATTTACTCAAAGGTTGGAACTAAGTCAAATCAAAGACCAGACAGTTCTAGCAATAGATGGTTTCAGTTCTTTCTTGACGGAAGAGCTTTAAAAACACGAACCAACCAACCAAATGCTGCTACTGGAACTGTTTATACAGGACACACCGATGCAAGCTCAAGAACACCAACAGGAACTTATAAGGAATTTAATGTAACAATTTCTTTACCAGAAAGATTTCCATTAATTAGAAATATTCCTGGAGGAGTTGTTGATATTCCAGTTTTTGCTTATAAAAATTTAACAAGAGGAACTTGGCACAATCCAGATCATTCTAGTTTTGTTGCAATTAATAATCCAATTCAGTTAAGCAACGCAGCCATGATGCAAGAGATTTATGACTATGATGGAAATGGAAATGCAAGAAAAGATGGAGTAAGTTTAAATAAAACTTTCTTAAATGTAAATAGGGCTGTATTTAATGAAGCTACTCAAGTAGTAGATTACGACAATACCTCTAAAAAATATTATTTTACTATTGCAAGATATAAGAAAAATACTGTAACTGGAAACTGGGAAGGTGGATGGTTGCAGAGCGAAAACTCAGAGCCAAGAGTTTCAGATCCCGAAGCAATTATTTGGTCCAAAGAGGCGGCATTCGCTAATGCCTAGAAATAGTACAACTACGGTATTTCCACCAACTGGTCCAGTATCTGCAATGTATGGATTCTATGATCCAAATGCAGATACTTTAAGGATGCTAAATGACAATATTGCGTCTAGAAATTTTAACGGAAATATTCCAAAGTATGCTGAAGAAATTTATCTATATGACTCTGTTAATGGAAAGTTTAATTTAGAGATTGGTCAATATTTTTTAGTTACAGATGAATATGGTTCTGAGGATTTAAGACTTGTAACACAAATAAGAATAGATGATGGAAATTATTACGGAGGGTCTCTAGCCGTTAATGATGAATCTGGAGAAATAGATTTAAGTAAATCTTTTGTTTATAGTCCTGGTCATCCACTAGAAGGTCAGCCAACTAAAGTTTTTATAGACTATATTTTACCAACTGGAGAATCAAAAACATATACTGTAAATACAACCTTAGACTCTAATGGTTTTCCAAGCAATAAGGTGTATGCAGCAAAAGAAAATTGGTCACAAAGAGCAGTTGGATCTAAAGGGTGGATTATTAGTGGCGAAGGAAATGCAATCTTTAACAACTTGCATGTTCGTGGAATAATTGATGCAACAGCAGGAAATTTTGAAGGATATGTAACCATTAATGGTGGAGACATGAGGCTTGGTGCAAATGTCTCAGTAGATGGCGATGATGGAATTAGGGTTGATGCAAACAATTACTGGTATGCAGATGGAACATTTAAAGCTGGAGGCATAGTTGACGAAGTATTTAAAGGAATTTCTTGGAATCCAGACGTAGATTTATTTTCTGTAACTGGAGATATTAAAGCAGACACTGGATATCTTGGTGGAGAAGACGGTTGGATAATTGCAGAGGGCGTTATTAAAGCTGGAGGAACTGATAGTAGTAGCAATCCATGGGGAGATAAATACTTCTTAAAGAACCCAGACTATGTTGTAAATCCAGAAGATGCTGTTGTTCAATTTGGAAACGTATTCAAAGTATTTAAAAACGGAGACGTAAGCATTAGTGGATCCCTAGAAGCAGAGTCTATAATTGTTGATGAGTTTCAATACTGGAATAAAAACGATGAAGGAAAGTTTAGAGTTGGATCTGCAGATAAATATATTTACTGGGACGGAACTGATTTAAATGTAAATGCAATTATTAATGCTACTGGTGGAACATTTACAAATACAGTAAATATTGGTACTGGAACAAATAAGATTAAGCTAACTGGTGGAACTACAGATGCACTAACAAACATTCAAATTGGAACTGGTGGGTTTGAGTCTGCTCCATTTTATGCAGAAGGAACTGGAAAGTTTTCTCTTGGTTCTGGTCTTAGCTGGAACCCTACAGGTTCAGTTCTTAAAATTAACGGTATCCTAAGAGGATACATTGAGTCTAGTGCACTTACTCCAGTTCCTCTAGTTACAAATGCAATGGGTGTCGGATACCATGACCCGTTATCTTCTCCTAGCACAGCAAACGGATATGGTCTTGGTGGTGTTGGTATAAGACTAGATGCAAATAATTATTGGTACTCCACAACAAATGGATTTAAAATTGGAGACGCAACACACTATCTAAGATGGTATGACAATAAGCTAACTCTTACAGCACCTTTAATGTCTAATGCAACAATATCTTCTACAGAAATTATCGGATCTAGAATCCGTGGTTCTGATGTATTTGCAAACTCTGCACAAATTGGTGGAAATGATTTTGGTTGGGTTGCTGGCTCTGGAGGTCTTTTTTCTGGAACATCAAATGCTACGGCTTATCTGCAATCTGGATTTCATTCAAACCCAATTGAAAATATTACTCAAAGTGCACCAATTAGAGTTGGAAAACTAGTAAGTAGTCTTCCAACAGTAACTGGTAAAATTACAGCAAATCAAAGAACCAAGATTGTAACTGGTAGTGGAACCAAGTTTACCCAAGAACTTAGACGAGGATATTCAATATATGTTGTTGAAGGCACAAGAAGATATTTTGTTGGAAACGTTGATAGTGTTATAAGTGATACAGAATTATCCTTATATGAAAATCCAAATATTACTATTTTTATTAAAGATCAAAATTTTTATGCTTATAAATTTGAAACAATAATTAGGACTCAGTTCTACACAGACATTGAAAATCCAGAAAAAATTAGTTTAGCTGGAACAAATCTTACAGCAATCCCAATAGATTTAGCAGATACAAAATATCAAGTTGGGGACGAAATTAGATTTGACGAAATATTCCTTGCAGACTCTGGATCCTTTTTGACTGGAATATTGTCAAATACAACCTACTATGTTAAAACAGTAACAACTACAAGCGTAACCATTACTGCACAAAAACAAAATGTGTTAACAGATTATTCAGATAACACTTTTGCTCCAGCAGTTACATACTCTGCTTCAGGTGCTTCCCTTGTATTAAGCCTACCAATATTTTCTATTGAGGATTCAGAAACTTCTGGCTTTGCTACATTTGGAGCTAGAGTTTTACCAAGAACAACAGAAAACACCTATGAACTACTTACAGATTCTGTTCCAGGTCCAATACTTGGAGAAAACTCAGACTCTAATGGTGACGGAACCGTTGATGAAATTGGTGGATTTATTAATGGTGGGTCTGTTACATATGTTACTCCAACCTACTTGCCAAAAACATATGTTAAAAATTCTTCATACCTTACAACTTTTGTTGGAGAAGAAAATAGTACGGCTATTGAAATATCTAAAATTGAAACAACTTATTCTGAAGATACAGCAAATCCTGGAGAATATTTTTATAACGTTTATATTTATCCTACAAACTCAACCAAACTTTCTTTGCTAAACATGGTAACTGGAGAAAACCTCTACCTATCAAATATTCCAGTAGATTCAACAAGCACAGAATATAACAAACTTTTTGAACCATTGAACGATGGGTACTTTCCAATTATTGGATTTGTTGATAATGATAGAAATATTGTAGAAGATAAAGAAGATGCAACAGGAATTGTGTTGTATGGAGATGGATATTTAAACTATGCTCCTAAGACTCCAGAACCAAGTCCAACAGCAGCAGCTTTTTCTAGAACCTACACCTCTTACGTTGTATCAAGTTTGTCTGCAACAGATAATAAAGTAACAATTACTACCAGTACAAATCATAACTTTGTGGTTGGAAAAACAGTAACTGTTACAGGGTTCAGAGAAACCTCGTACCTATCAGACGATTTTGTTGGAGAATTTGAAATTATAGATGTTCCAGCATCTAATCAATTTACTTATCAGGCAGTGTTCCCAGACAAGCTACCAACATCTATAGATCCTGGAGTAGTTGCATATTCTTTCCCTAGTGGAAAAATTATAAGCTTTGACAAAAACTATTCCCTTTGGATTGGAGCCTCAAAGCCAGACGTAGCTCCAATTACTATTGATCCATACGGAAATAAGCTAAAAGTTAAAGATTTAGAAGTTACAGGAGAGGTAATTGGATTTTATTCTGATATAATTGAGCTAGATGATTTTTCTAGTTCTTTTAATGGTAGAAGAAACACATTTACGCCCAAGTATAACTACAAAGACGTAACTGTTAAAAACCCATTAAACCTAGTAGTTTCATTAAATGGAGTAATTCAGTCAGGATTTATTCAAAACAAAGAATATGTCTGGCAGTCTGGTCTTTTATCCTACAGAGGATTTACACTGGACACAGAAGGAAGAATAAAGTTTTCTGAATCCCCTCCACTTGGATCAACTATTAATGTAAGAGTTTTTCCAGGACCAGTAAAAAATAAAACAGCAAGGATATATCCGTTCAAAGCAGCGGATGTAGCATTAGGATAAGGTGGAAATAAATGGCTAAAAAGGTAATGCAGGAAACGTATTATACTTTCATACCTTCTGAGGATAAAATTATTCTCCCAAGAGTAATTCAAAGAGAAAGCCTAATGTTGATTACAAACGTAACAACAAATCAGGTAATTTATAATTTTTCAGACCCAGACTTAAATGCCACATCTTACACCGTTGCAGGATCAGCATCTTCTTCAACAACAACAATTGTATTAAATTACAACTGTAATGAAATGGACTCTAAAGACAAGCTTCAAATTGTTTATGAAGAGTACGATGAAAAAATTACACCGTCAGACTTGCTAGTTGATGCTGTTGGTAAGATGCGTGTTGCAAACCCACAGTCTTTAATTGACACAGATTTTGAATACGGAACCCAACCTTCTAAATGGGAAACTGTTTCCTTGGTAGCCAATTACCCATCTTTCTTTTCAAAGGGTACTGGCGGAAACTCTTTAGCTGTAGCAGATATTGTTGGAGACGGAACTACAACTGCAAGAAAGTCAAGAGTATATGTATTGACTGAATCAGATCATGGTCTTGTTTCAAACAGCGTTGTTAGTATTCAAGAAACAACAAATGATGCAGCCGAAGGAACGTTTATTGTAACAAAGCCAGCTGCACCGTCAATTACAGGTGTTTCTGCTGGTGTGTTTACCGCAAATGCTCACGGACTTTCAGCAAACCAACCAATTAGATTTAGTGCTGCAAGCACTTCTGGCGTATCAACAAGTACTGTTTACTATGTTAAGACAGTTTTAGCTAATTCATTTATGGTAGCAACTTCAATTGCAGGATCAGCAATTACAACATTTACTAATGGAACTCCAACAGTTGATGTAAATAAAATGTTTACATATCTTGCAAATGGTCGTGTTGGAAATGATTCAATTAAAGACAGCAACCTTACTAGCATTTATGGTGGAGACTTATTTGATGGAGCAAATGTTCCAGGGTCTTCTTCCTTTACGGTTGAAGTTGCAGGATCCGTTGCAACCGTAACAACTCCAAATCCACATGGATTAATTCCAGGAACTCCAATTCTTATTAATGGTGCAACTACTAACACATTCTTAAACGGATCTTGGGTAGTATCTGCCACACCAACTCCAAAAATCTTTAACTTTACCGTAACTGGAGATACCGTAACAAATATTTCTCCAGCAGCAACAGTCTCTGGATCAAAGCTTTACTGTAAGCCAGATGCCTATGTTCAACACACGGCATATAATGGTGGAGTACTTTTAGCAACTGGAAACAACGTTGTAAATGTTCAGCAGGTAAGACAGTCAAGAAGAACATTTAGATATCAGTCAGGAAAGGCAATTCAATTTTCTACAGGTACTAAGTTAACTCCAAGCTATGACATTACTGAAATTTATTCAAACACAACTGTTGGAGATGCTACAATTGTCGTTAAAACCGTACAGGATCACGGTCTTCAGGAAAATGCTAGAGTAACAATTAGTGGTGTGCAAGTTGTTGGAACTGATGCAAACCCATACAATGGAAGCTTTTTAGTAACTGGCATTGTTGATGAAAATACTTTTAGCTTTGAAACTACAATTCCAACAGCAATTAGCACTACAAACAGAAATCCAAGTGGAGACAATGCTCTTGTTACTGTAACAAATTGGGCAGGATCTTCAACAAGACTTGGTTTATTCAATGATCAAAACGGAATGTACTTTGAATATGATGGTCAAAAGCTGTTTGCTTGTAGAAGATTTTCTAATAAACCAATTTTTGGAACAGTATCTGTAACTAAAGACAGCTCTATTGTGACTGGAACTTCAACGCTATTTCTAAAGCAAATAGAGAAAAACCAAAACATTGTAATTAAAGGCATGACCTATAGAGTTGTAAATATTGATAGCGACACAACCATGCATATTTCTCCAGCCTATAGAGGACAAACTGTTGGAGGAAATGTAAAGGTATACAAAGTCCAAGAAGTTAGAATTCCACAAAATGAATTTAACATTGACAGACTAGATGGAACAGGACCTTCTGGATATATTATTGACCCAACAAAAATGCAGATGCTTTATATTGATTATTCTTGGTATGGCTCTGGATTTATTCGCTATGGATTAAGAGCAACAAACGGAGATATTGTTTATTGTCATAGAATTCCAAATAACAATTTAAATAGTCAGTCCTATATGCGTTCTGGAAACCTTCCTGCTAGATACGAAGTTTCTAACTTTGGTCCAACAACTGTTTTAGTCTCTTCTCCAGGAACTCCATTGGCACAAACAAGTAACCCAACAGCAGCAGATGTTCCTGGAACACCTTTAAATTCTAGTCAGACCGTAATGTATGTAAAAGATATTGAAGGTTGGAGAACTACTGCACCATCTGGAAACTCAACAGATATTATTGGCTACCTTTTGATTAGTGATAAGACAAATACTGAAATTGTTTCTTATACAGCAGTTGGATCGTATAATGCTAAGGTTGGCGGATATCCAATTACAATTCAAAGAAGAGTAACTCAGTTTATTACTAGCCAAGGAAGTGTTGGGGTAGGATCGTTTAGAAACGGAACATATAGTTCTGGAGCCTATACAGATAGGATGAAGCTGTTTGCAGGAGCAAGTACAAACTTTAATACTGCTGGTATTCAGCAAGGAAATGTTATCTTTGCTGCAGATGGAACAAAACTTGGAAGAGTTGCAACATCTCTAGAGCTTGGTGGTGCTGCAAATCCTGCTGCAGATGGACAAAGCTTAACAATTTCAAGTGTGTTTAATGGAAAGACATGGGAAGTTCCAGACTCTCCAAATAAAGATTCAAACGGAACAAATGTTCCTTACGGATATACCTCTACGAATACAATTGCAACTGTTGGATACAGCATATCTTCAACAATTGCTTTGCAGGGAACTGCCAACACAGTATCGTTTAGCCCAGACTCATCTATTCAAAATGGAACTGGAACAGATGGTCAGGTTTCAGTTCAAGTAATTACACAAACCTGTGCCCCTTCTCTAAGCCACTGGGGATCTTCCGTAATCATGGACGGAACATTTGACGAAGATAAAGCTTTCCAGCTTAATGCTAGAATGAGAGGTGCAGGACTTTCAGTTGCTGCAGGTGCATCAAATGCCCTACTAAGTATTAGAATAGCACCATCTGTTGATAATGGAATTGCTAGAAACTTTGGCAAGAGAGACGTTATTAATACAATGCAATTAATTTTAAGAGAAATTCAAACATCTGCAAATGGTAGATTCCTTATAGAAGGGTTTTTAAATCCATCTACAATTAGTGATTCTGGATGGAGTTCAGCAAATGGATCATCAACACTAACATATCCAGATAGCTGGGAATATACTTCTGTAGGCTCTGGATCTTTAGCTCAAGTTTTGTATCATGGAACGGCAGCAACTATTACTGGAGGAGACAACATATTCTCTTTCTACACAGAAAATTCAGGAAGTGGATATGGAATTTCTACATATAACCTTGGTTCAACACGAGAGCTTGGAACATCTATTCTTAGTGGAAATGGAAGTATTTCAACTCCAGGATTCCCTAATGGTCCAGATGTTTTAACAATTGTTGCAACAAACCTAGAAACATCTGGTTCCAAGTTTATTAACGCAAAGCTTTCGTGGACTGAATCCCAAGCATAAGGAGCAAAAATGTCTGCAGACAAAATTATTCATTCATTTAAAACTCCTCTTAGAACTTCAAGTATTACAAGCCAAGAGCCTTTTAAAATTCTAAGCTTTGAAAGTCCTGGCGTTGTTATAAATGATGCATCAGGTCTTACAAATAGTTTATCTATTAGTTCAAATAATTCAGGATACTATCTAACAAATAACGGACTTACTGTTGAATGGAAACAGCCTACATGGTTAGATATATCCTCAGCCAGCTCAACTATAGTTAGTGCTGTTGATAAAGCTAATTCAATAAATACTCTTGTTTCTGCATTTAGAAGAACAACAATTTCTCAGAGAGCACCACTTAGTACAGATGGACTAGATGGTGATATTTGGTTCGTGTATCAATAATGGCTGGATACATTGGAGTAAAAGATAAATGGACTCCCATTTCAACAGGATACACAAAAATAAATGGTGAGTGGAAGCAAGTAAAGTCTGCCTATGCAAAAGTAAATGGACAATGGAAAGAAGTATTTTCTCCAGCATTAAATACAATTCAAAACTTTAAAATTAAAAGCAAAACTGCAGATGAGGTAGTACTTGAATGGGATCCAAATGCTACAGCAGAAACATATTCAGTATTTGTATCTGAAACCCCGCAAGGAACATATTTAGATCCAGTAGTAACTCAACAAACAAATGATTTTCAGTTCTTATCGTCTCAAAACAAAGTTACTTTAACTGGAACTGGAACAATAGCATTAAATATATTGTCTTCAATTGTAACAGGAACAGGAACAAGTTTTACTTCACAAATAGTTGTGGATGAAATATTGTTTGCAACTATTGGCGGAACACCCACATATATTGGAAAAGTAAAGTCTATTGAAAGCAATACAAAGTTAACCTTGTATACTGATTGGACTTTTACCACTGCTTCTGGACTATCTTTTACTATTTATAAAAAGAATACAAAAACTATATCAACTAATAGAGAAGCAAACTATAAGTTTTTTGTAAACTCTCTTGACGCATCAAACAATCCAGGAATATCTTCTTCTCAATTAACTAGAGCAACTCCAATTAAAGTTCCAGATGCACCAGTAGTAACTGTTAAGTTTAAAAATGAAACAGCAGGAACAATAACAATTGCATGGACAAAAGATAGAAGAGCAACTTCATACGATATTTATAGGAATAGAACGGGATCTTTTGTTCTACATGCCAATGTTACTCCAAGTGGTGGAATGGAAGAAACCTACACGCCACTTCCAGATTCATCAGGACTAGACTATGCCTATTATGTTGTGGCAAAAAATAATATTTTAACCATAGCACCAGACAATGATCCAGCAACGGCACAGCAATCTAGTGCATCAAACTCTATAAATTTTGTATCTACTCCACCAACTCTTGGAAACATATCCTTAAAGGGCGTATCTACTGACCACAACAGTGTTAAGTTACAGTGGACAGACGTTGTAAATGCAGATAGATACTTTATTCAAATCGAAGGTGGAGCATACGGAACGTTTAGTGATGATATAGCAATAGCAACAACAACTATAGCAGATGCAAACAGAATTGAATATATAGTAAATCTTGCAGATGAAACAGATTATAAAATTAGGATTAGGGCAAGGGGTGCTGCTGGAACAATTTATGAGGCATCAAGTGCCTACTCAAATGAAATTTCAGTTTCAACAGGCAGGGCAGCAGAAACTGGAAAAAGATGGGTGGCACAAACAGATAAAAATTACACCTCTACAGAATCTACAAGGCTTAGAACTACTGTTTCATACTTCGATCCTTATGATGGAAGATCTTTTTCTAATGATACATGGAGTACTTACTCAACCACTAAGGCTGGCGTAGGAGTAACTGTTTCTTCCGCAAACGTAGTTAAGAGTAGACTTATGAGAGTTTGGCAGCCAGGAAGACCAGGATATTGGATAACTGTTCCTGGATACTGGACCAATACAAGACCTAGAAGATGGGTTCCTGCAAGAAGAGAATATGTTCCTGGAACACCTGGAAGATATGTAACAGAAAGAGTAGACTACACTGTAGTAGAAACAACAACTAAACAATACTTTGGTGTATTCTATACTCCAATTACAAGCTCAACAGATCTTCCAGCAGCAGCAAGACTTGATGCTGCAACCTTTAGGTTCTACAAAGATACTTCTACTTCAAAAGGTATAACTATCCACATTGGAACTACAGACCCAAGTTTAATTTATTTCTTTAATACTACAACAGTTGCTGGGGTTGGAACAAAAAGCTTTGTTTCTAAAGCCTATTATGATTACTTAAAATTATCAAATGTAAACTCTGTAATTTTTACTGGAACAGGATCAGTTGCAAACTTTGATGATGGAAGATTGATTGTTGAATGGTCTCTTCAGGAAGCCTACACAATAACAAGTGCCATAGCAATGAGTATAACTGGAAATAAATAGTACTTAGTGCTATAATAGAAGTCAAACATAAGGAGACATAATGTCAACAACTTTAGAACTAGTAGTTCAAGAACTACAAAATCGTATTGGTCAAATTACAAGCCAGTATGAAACACAGATGGCTGTACTTAAGGCACAGGCAACAGAAGCACTTGCTGGAAAAGATGCAGAGATTGCTTCTCTAAAGGGTGAAAGCAATGGCAACTAGACTTAGCGATGGAATGCCAATTACAACAGAATGGCTAAATCAACTAGTTGCAGAAATTAATGAATTAAAAAATTCTAATTCTAGCTCATCATCATCTAGCCAAGCAGCACAAAGAGTGGTTGAATTTTATGGTCCAGGTCTTGCAGGTAACACTCCTATTCAAGTTCAAACTGGATCATTTCAAACTCAAGCTGCAGCTTCACAGGCATTAGTAGAAGGAAACGTTAACTTCTCTATACCGTTTGCTGATAACAATGTTTTTATTGTTGCGACTCCAACCTTTTCGGATTCAACTGGTAGACCAGCAAGAGCATCTGTTTCTGTTTCAAATATTAGAGCAGCATCATTTAAAATGACAGTAATGTTAGTAAATGATAGAGACCTATTTACCGCTGACAAAACAGTTACAGTAAACTATATTGCAATTGGAAAAAAGAAATAGTCAGATACTTGACATCCGTATATTAAAGTGATATACTTTTTTATTAATACAAGCATAGCCATATCTATGCCCAAACAGAAAGTTTTTAATGACAAACGATTTGAAGTGGATGCTGTCATCAGACCAGCAATTCCCATATCAAGATGATAAGATGATTGAGCTATGGTTTAAGGTCATGAGATGGTTTAAGCCAGACGTAGTTGATTATCTAGGTGACACTGATGATCAGGCTTGCTATAGCAAGTACACAGAAGGTCGCTCAGCAGAGTTTTTAAAGATGCACAAGGATGATAACGGAAATGCAATTATGCCCCTTATGCGACATGAAGCAAAACTAGCAAGAGACTTTTATACCAAGACACGAAAAATAGCAAAAAATGCACAGTTGTTTTCAGCACTTGGAAACCATGACATTCGTGTATTTGAATACATTGATAAAAAGCTTCCAGAATATGTAGAGGCAACAACTCCAGAGGCACTATGGAATTTAGACAGCCTTGGTTACGATTATATTTATTATAATCAGCCACCTGCTCATCGCTTTGGAGATATCCATGTTCATCATGGAAATGCCATTTCGCAAAATGCAGGAGAGTCTGTTCGTAAAGATGTAGATAACTTTGGGGTATCTCTTATTCGTGGTCACTCTCATCGTGCAGGTGTTTACTTTAACACCTATGAGTTAAGAAACGGTGGACTAGGAGAAACTTTGCGTGGATACGAAATTGGTCATATGTGTGATGAAAAGTCTACAGGAATGATGTATACAAATAATCATAACTGGCAAAAAGCTTTTGCAATTGCACATATTGAAAATGGAAACTACCCTCATATTCAGCTAGTACACGTCTCTCCTGACTACTCTTGTATAGTAGATGGTAAGTTCTTTAAGGTATAACTTTAGGCTATAATTTAATAATGTGGTGTAAGGTATGCAGTGGTAGAGTCTTAGTAGATAGAGTATTTACTACTGACTCTCACATTGAAATGTTTTGTTTTTCCTGTGGGAAAAGATGGATATTTAACAACCCTGCAAATTATGGCACATTTCCTTTGTGGCTTTTAGAAAAGGAAAAGAAATTTAAATGGTACTCGTCAATGGGACAATAAAGCCTGTTAAGAAAAAGTGCTTTATAAATGGTGACGTGCACCATGTTGTTAGAATAGATAGACCAAAAGGTATTGTTTATTTGTTTAATATGGAAACAAAAACTCAAGCAACATTTTCTTATCATGATTATAAAGAATTTAAAAAACCTTGTTATAGAATAGGCGAAGTTTCAAGATCTTTAAATAGGCATCCAGATAGACTTAGGTTTGCTATGAAGAACGGTCTTGTTTCAAAACCAAAACTGATATGGTCAAACAATAAGTCTACATATTATTTTTCTACAGAAAATATATTTGAGTTTAGAGAATATTTTGCTGGAGTTCACATAGGCAGACCCAGAAAAGACGGCATGATAATATCTTCAAGGGTTCCAAGTCGTGAAGAACTAGAAGCAAAATTAAATCTTAGGCAAATGCTATATGTAAGAAAAGAAGATGGAACCTATGTTCCTATTTGGAAAGCAGAGGAGTTCTAGTGGCTAGACATAAAAAAATAAAAATGACAGAACTAGAAAAGTTTATTGGTTCTGAGCTTTCAGAAGATACTGCATTGATTGGTGCAGCAGAAACATTAGCACAGGCATCAAAAATTGCAACAAAAAAGAAAGATGTAGACTCTTTAATTAATGCAGTTGAAGGTTGGCTAACACTTTCTAGATTTCTTTCGGAAGAAAAGGATTTTGACAAATCGTCAAGATATGGTATGATTGGTTTTACAAGTAGCCAGGGAGACAGTAATGAGTCAAAAGGAAACAACAACGGTTAGAGTTAACCTAAAGTTTGTTAGAAACTTAGGAAACTACGAAAGCGTACATGTTGAATTAGGTGTAGAAGACTTTGTAAGAGATACAGATGGCAACGTTGATTCAGCCATGAACAGGGTATACTCTTTTGTAGAAAATAAATTAATGGAAAAGGTTCAAGAGATAGAGCAGGACCTTAAAAAGTGACAGCGGATAAAGCAAAGCTAGCATATATTTTCTTAAACAACTATGCAAAGTTGTATGAAAAGAAATATAACATAAAGCCAAACATAAACAAGTACAAAGAAAAATGGGCAGCGGTTTCAATTATTGAAGATTACCAGTTGGACCAAATAGACAAGGCTTTAGAATACTACTTTACTTTACAGAAAGAGGGTCATCCCCTTGCTTGGTTTTACAACAATGTAGACACCATTATTTCAACTTTAAAAGAAAAAGAACGTGACGAACGCCTAAGACTAGAGCGTAGAAAAGAAACAGCAAAATTGCGTGAGGAGTATCTAAATGGGAATGCGTGAGGAAGTAGATGTTATTACAGCTGCTTGCAAGAATAAAGATATTCATGTGCTATTTGAAAACAATATTGACTCAATGCTTAAAAGCACGTCAGATGTTTGGGACTTTATAAAAGAATACTATAACGAGACTCGTCAAATTCCAGACAAGAATCTTATTGCAACTAGGTTTAGAGACTTTGAACCGTCTAATGATTCTGGACCAACGATTTATCACGTTAATAGATTGAAGGAAACCTTTCTTGACGAATCTCTTAGATCAACTGTAAAGAAGGCTGCACAACTTTTACAAGACAATGAGTCTAATAAGGCACTGTCTTCTCTTAACTCAGATATTTCTTCTCTATCAAGAATTACTGCAAAGGTAAGAGACATTGATGTAACAGATGTTGATGATGCTATCGCATACTTTGATAAACAAAGAGAAGCAGCAATGAATGGTGATGTAGGTATTCGATCTAACATTGCATCATTTGATGTTTGTCTTCCAATGGGAATTTCTAAGGGACAACTTGGAGTTCTTCTTGCGTATCCTGCAATTGGTAAGTCTTGGTTAGCACTTTATTTTGCTGTTCAGGCTTGGAAGAATGGTCGCACCCCAATGATCCTTTCTTTAGAAATGACAGAGCAGGAAGTTCGTAATAGAATTTTTGCAATTATTGGAGATGGTAAATGGTCACATCGTGCCTTAAGTTCTGGTCGTGTAAATCAAGATGAGTTTAAGGCTTGGGCAAAAGAAAACTTAGAAGGCAAACCACCATTTAAGATTATCTCTAATGACGGTGGAAGCGAAGTAAATCCAAATGTTGTAAGAGCCAAGATTGACCAGTATAAGCCAGACATTGTATTTATTGATTACTTACAACTTATGACAGACAATTCTGGATCTTCTCAAAATGAGACTGTTAAAATAAAGAATCTATCTAGAGAGCTTAAATTATTGGCTATCTCAGAACAGATACCAGTTGTTGCAATCGCCTCTGCTACGCCCGATGATGCCTCAGATTTGGAGTCTGTACCACAGCTTGGTCAGGTGGCTTGGTCACGACAAATTGCTTACGATGCTGACTGGGTTCTTGCAATGGGTCGTAAAGCAAATAGCGATGCTCTTGAAGTGGCGTTTAGAAAAAATCGTCATGGATTTTTGGGAGACTTCGTAATGGTAGCAGACTTTGATAAAGGAAAGTTTTCAGAAGTATATGACCCAAGTGATGACTCAACCTAATCTATAATTGAGGTATGGATTTCGTTGGACACAAGAAAATTAAAGACTTTTCTCTAGATGGTAACATCGCAGATGAGTCAGATACTATGCGTCTAAGAAAAGAATATGACATACTGTTAGACCATTATATGAAGGAAAGAGGATATGTTCCACACCTGGAACTTGAAAGTGTCTTCTCTTTGTCGTATAATGGAACATCGTTTGATTTTAAAATAACTCGTTACGGAATTTATGTAGGAAAGGCTAAGGCAAAGTGTTACAAGGGAGTTTTAGGAAACAGGCTTATACCAGCGATTCATACCAGCAAGACCAGATTAGAGAAATTGTCAAAGTCTGCGGAATCTCAATAGGAACTGAGTTAGACACTCACTTTCTTGTATACTGCCCATTTCATTACAACGTACACACTCCAGCATGTGAAGTAGATAAAGAAAAAGGATTGTTCATCTGTTTTTCTTGTGGGGAAAACGGAACGCTATTAGATTTAATTATGCGTACAACATCAAGAAACTACTTTGAAGCAATGCGTGTTATTTCTGCTGCAGAAAAATCTATAGACTTTGTAGATGTAATTGATAAAGCAGTAGAAGAAAAACCAGAGTTTGTTGAATTTGATTTAAACACAATTGAAAGACTTCACTCCACACTACTAGAAAATACTCGTGCAATAGAATATTTTGAATCAAGAAAAATTAATTTAGATTCAATCAAAAATTTTAAGCTAGGGTACTCTGAAAAACAAGACATGGTTACTGTCCCAGTTTATTCTAACACTGGAATCTGTGTTGGATTTGTTGGTAGATCAATTGAAGGAAAGACCTTTAAAAACTCTACGGGAACTCCAAGAAATAAGATCTTGTTTAACTTAAATAATGTTTTACATAAAGAGGTTGTAATTGTAGAGTCATCCTTTGATGCAATTAGGTTGTGGCAATTAGGAATTCCAGCAGTAGCAACGCTAGGTGCAAATCTTGGCAAGATGCAAATACAATTAATTAACAAGTATGTTTCTAGATTAATTTTAGCAATGGACCAAGACGATGCAGGAAGCACGTTAAGAAAAAATATTTCAAGCAACGTATCTATTCCAACATCAAATATGAGTTTTCCAGATGGCGTAAAAGACATTGGAGATATGACAGACGAACAAATATTAAGTTCGTACAAAATACTATCAGAGTTTGACATTGCTCTACAACTCTGATATAATAAAACAACAGATTCACTTATAGAATCAAATATTAGGAGAAATATATGGGTATCATTCAGGGTCTTGATGCAATCAAGAGTCACATTGACAAGCCAAAGGGATCTGACGGTCCAAAAGCCCGATGGCTAAAGCTAGAAGATGGACAATCAATCAAGCTTCGTTTTGTTAACGAAGTTGATCCAGACTCAAAGAACTATGACACATCTCGTGGATTAGCAATTGTAGTCGCAGAACACACAAATCCAAAAGACTATCGCCGTAAGGCTGTATGCAGCATGGAAGAAGAAGGTCGCTGTCATGGTTGCGAAATGCACCGTAGAGATCCAAAGGCTGGCTGGAAAGCTCGTCTAAGACTTTATGCAAACGTACTAGTTGATGATGGTACTGGAGAACAGTACACCGCAATTTGGTCACAGGGCGTTGGTCCTAAGTCAGTAACAACACAAACACTAATTGAATATGCAAGTGATACAGGTGCTATCAGTAACCTTACATGGCGTTTAAAGCGTTCAGGTACAGGTACGCAGACAAGCTATGCCTTGTTCCCACTAGTAGTAGATGAAACAGCATTTGACTGGTCATCTGTTGAGCAATATGAATTAGAAAAAACTGCAATTCGTTCGGTTAAGTATGCAGACCAAGAGTCATTCTACTCTGGTCTAGATGCAGACGATTCAGTATCTACCTCCTCTGAGTGGTAATTTGACAGACTTGGGGGCAGTAGGATATAATCTTACTGCCCCCAACTATTATTGGAGATAAATGTTTCACAATCATCATTCACATTCTTACTACAGCCTACTAGACGGCTTCTCTTCTCCAGAAGAACTGCTTAAAAGAGCAGAGGAGATTGGTATGGGTGCCATATCTATTACTGATCATGGTACTTTAAGTGGTCACAGAGATTTATTAGTTGCTGCAAAGAACAGTTCTGTAAAACCTATTTTGGGATTAGAGGCATATTTTACAACAGATCGTTTGGACAAAAGAGCAAGAAAAGATCGTGCAGACGAGGATCAAATTTACAATCACTTAATTGTTTTAGCACAAAATGAAAATGGTTTGCAGAACCTGTCAAAGCTTTCAGAGATTGGGTGGAATGACGGATTCTTTAGTAAGCCCCGTATTGACTTTGAAGTGCTGCAAGAAAACTCAAAAGATTTAATTGTTTTGTCTGGATGTATGAATAGCATTATTGCTAAGGCAATTCAAAATGGCAACATGGATGCAGCAAAACGACATACAGATTGGTTCAAGCAAGTATTTAAAGATAACTTTTACATGGAACTCCAGCCACATAATCCTGCAGAGCTTAATTTACAGATGTTAAAACTAGCAGATGATATGGGAGTTAAAAGTACTGTAACTTTAGACTGTCACTATGCTTCTCCAGAAGATAAGATTGCAGAAGAAATCATGCTTATTCTTGGAACGCACCCAAAGGTTTTAAAGGAAGCGACATTTGATGATAGTAGAAAGATTAAAGACTTAATTGAAAGACTGGACTACCTATATGGTGATCGCTTTATGTCGTTTAAGGACCTAGACATATTCTTAATGGATCATAAAACTGTTCGTGACAAAATGATTGACCAAGGAATTGATAGGGATGATCTTTATGAAAACTCTATGGAGATTAGTTCTAAAGTTGGCTCCTATGACTTAAAAGAAAATCTAGACCTACTTCCAGTTGACCACAAAGACCCTAACTCAGAGCTTGAAAGATTAGCTATGGAGGGTTTGATAAAGCGTGGGTTTGGAGAAGACAAAGTTTATTTGGATAGGCTCAAAGAAGAACTTGAAATTATTAAGTCTAAAAACTTTTCTTCTTACTTTCTTGTTGTATCAGATATGATTGGCTGGTCAAAGAATAACAATATCTTTGTTGGTCCTGGTCGTGGCTCTGCAGCAGGTTCTCTAGTTTGCTATGCACTTGAAATTACAGAAGTTGATCCAATTAAATTTGGTTTACTGTTCTTTCGATTTATTAATCCAGAGCGTAACGACTTTCCAGACATTGATACTGACTATGAAGATAGAAAGCGTGGTCAAGTAAAGGACTACCTTGCTGAGCAATACAAGCACGTTGCATCTATTGCTACATTCCTAACCTTTAAGGATAAGGGTGTTGTAAGAGACGTTGCTCGTGTTTTCCATATTCCTTTGCCCGAAGTTAATAAGGCACTTAAGGGTGTTGAAACATGGGATGATTTTATTAGCGATAAATCCACTGCTGAGTTTAGACAGAAGTATCCAGAAGTAGTCAAGTACGCAGAAAGGCTTCGTGGGCGTGTTCGTGGAACAGGAATGCATGCTGCTGGTATTGTTGCTGCTAAAGATAATATTTCAAAATATGCTCCAATGGAAACTCGCAAGGATACGCAATCAGATGATCGTGTTCAAGTAGTAGCAGTAGATATGGAACAGGCTGCAGACATTGGTCTAATTAAGATTGATGCACTTGGTCTAAAGACACTGACTGTAATCCATGATGCTATGGATATGATTGAAGAGCGACAGGGAGTTAAACTAGATCTAAGAAAGATTGATTTAACAGATAGAGAAGTGTATGCAGACTTAACTGCAGGATTTACTAAGGGTGTATTTCAAGCAGAAACAACTCCCTATACAAACCTGCTTGTAAAAATGGGTGTGTACAACTTTGATGAACTTGCTGCCTCAAATGCTTTAGTTCGTCCAGGTGCCATGAATACAATTGGTGCAGAATATATTGCTCGCAAAAAAGGTAAGAAGCCAGTAAAATATTTGCACGATATTGTAAAAGATTTTACAAAAGATACTTATGGGTGTATCTTGTATCAGGAACAGGTAATGCTTGCTTGTGTGCATTTGGGTGGAATGTCTATGGCAGAAGCAGACAAGGTTCGTAAAATTATTGGTAAGAAAAAAGATGCTAAAGAGTTTGATAAGTTTAAGGATCAATTTGTTAAGGGTGCTTCAAAGCACATTACAGAAAAACAAGCAGAGTCTTTATGGCACGACTTTGAAGCTCATGCTGGGTATTCTTTTAACAAGTCTCACGCTGTTGCGTACTCTATGCTTTCATATTGGTCTGCATGGATTAAGCGTTACTACCCACATGAGTTTATGTATTCTTTGCTTAAGAATGAAAAAGATAAAGATACTCGCACAGACTATCTAATTGAAGCTAAGCGTATGGGAATTAAAATTAGACTTCCTCACATTAATGAATCAGACTTAGACTTTACCCTAGAAGAAAAGTCAATTAGGTTTGGTCTAGGAAATATTAAATACATTTCTGAAAATATTAGCAAGAAGATTGTTGATAAAAGACCCTTCTATTCTTATGAAGAGTTTATGGAGCATGCAAATAAAAAAGGTTCTGGTATTAACAGTCGTGCAATAGATGCACTAAACAAGGTTGGTGCTGCAGCATTTAATGATAACCAACGTACTGGAGAAGAAAATAAAAATTTTTATGAGTACCTTAACATCCCAGAATTTCATACTGACATTCCTAGATGGATTGAAGCATACACAAGACCAATTGAAGAATATGAAGAAGAAGGTTGCTTCCTTGTAATTGGAATGGTAAAGGCTATTAAGCGTGGTGATGGCTGGAGTCGTATTGAAGTTGTAGACAAGACAGGTAGTGTTGGAGTTTTTGATAGATCAGAAACTACTATTGAAGCTGGAAAGATGTACATCTTTTTAATTGCAGACAATAGAATTGGTGCCTTTGCTACACCAGAAGATTTAAAGGACACATCAAATCCTTTTATTAAATATTTAATGTCAAGAACATTGAGTCTTGGAGATAAAGAATACATGGTTATTAGTTTTACTCCAAGAAAAACAAAAAAGGGAGATAAGATGGCAAACGTAGTACTTGCTGATGAAGATAAAGAACTATACAGTGTCGTAGTATTTCCAACTGCATATGCAGAATCGCTAGTTAGGATGAAACCTGGTGGCGTTTGTAAGCCAGTATTAAACACAACATCAAGTGGCTCAGTCACTGTGAAAGGATTTGAAAGAGTATGAACTTAGATAATTTAGCAAGAAGCGTACATCACAATGCAACAGAAAAAGGATTTTGGGACTACATGTATGAAAATGTAGAGCCAAAGGCAGACCCATTTATTTTCTTTGCAAAACAAATTGCAATGATTCACTCAGAAGCAACAGAAGTCTTGGAAGCACTTAGAAAGCAAAAGGGACAACAAGAGGTTGTAGAAGAGCTAGCGGATATTATTATTCGTGTAGTTGACTTGTACCAGGGTCTTGTAATGGCTGGAGAAGCCAAAGACTCTCTTGAGGATGTAGTTACAAAGAAGACAATTATTAATAGCCAACGTCCAAAAATGCATGGCGTATTGGGATGATATAATAGATGCTTATACAAGATGGAGATATAAAATGACAACAATGGAAGATATTTTATCAAGGCTAGATCCAAAGACAAGAAAGCGTGTGCAGCAAGCAACAGAAGTAGAAACTGAAAAACAGCCTACTCCAAGTTTAAGCTTGAATGTTGGGCTTAAGGGTGGACTGGGTTATGGTCGTCAAGTTTTAGTTTGGGGGAATAAGTCTGCAGGTAAATCTTCTTTCTGTTTGCAGATGATTGGTGAGGCACAAAAAGAAGGAAAGACCTGTGCCTGGATTGATTCTGAAGCATCGTACTCACCTGAGTGGGCAGAAAAGCTTGGAGTAGATTCAAGTAAATTGATTTATTCTGCAGCAAAGTCTGTAAATGACATGGTAGACGTAGTTGTTGACTTGATGAATGCAGGGGTTGATCTTGTTGTTGTAGACTCTATTTCAGCACTACTCCCTGCAATCTATTTTGAAAAAGATGGTGAAGAATTAAAGTCTCTTGAAAACACTAAGCAAATTGGTGCAGAGGCAAAAGACATGACTCATGCAGTAAAAATGATGAACTATGCAAATAAAAATACATTGCTTGTTTTAATTTCACAGCAACGTAATAGTTTTGGAGGAATGCATGCAACCCATATTCCAACTGGTGGAATGGCTGTCAAGTTTTTCTCAAGCACAATTATTAAACTATGGTCATCTGAGTCAGAGGCATCTTCTATTAAAGACAAGATTGCCATTGGAGATAAGCTAATTGAACAACGTGTTGGTCGTCCAGTAAACTGGACAATTGACTATAATAAAACAGGACCACAATTCATTAGTGGGTCCTATGACTTTTATTTCCAAGGAGATGTTGTGGGGGTAGACAAAGTAGCTGACCTTGTTGACATTGCAGAAATGATGGGCATTATCGAACGTGGTGGAGCCTGGTATACTATTATGGATCAAAGATTGCAGGGTCGTGCAAAAGTTATTGACTATGTAAAAGAAAATCCAGCAGTATTTGATACTTTAGAAAGCATGGTATACAGCAAGTTATGAGCATTAACCCAGAAGATTTTATAAAGTCTTCAGAAAGACAAGCAGATATTGGCGTAGACACAATTTTTGGAACATTTATGTGTCAGGATTGTGATGAGCATTTAAGACAGGCAAAGCTCAACGAAGATGAATTGGTAATAGTTTATGTTTGTTCTAGCAATCACAGAAACGAAATTAAACTGTGAGCGAACGTGGTGAACTAAAAAGAATTGGTGCTAAGGCACATAAAAATTCTGGTCGTGGTCAATATCAAAAAGGTGACGGATCACTTGACGAGTTCATTGTTGACGTAAAAGAAGCAGGAAAAAGTTTTACTTTAAACCAAGATGTTTGGGCAAAGATTGTAACTGACACACTAAGAACTGATAATACTAAGTCTCCAGCATTGCTGTTGGCAATTGGAGAAACACAAAAGATAAGACTAGCAGTCATTGAATGGGCAATGCTAGAAGATTTAATGGAGAGAGCAAATGGAATCAACCCTTGATTATATTAGTCAGGTAACTGAGTTTAATGATATTCACGAGTTTATGAAAGATAAAGACCTTGATGAGGCAATGGCTATTGTTGTTAAGATTATGATGAAGCCAGACATTCCATCTGTTCAAGCAGTTGTTTTAATTAGCAAGTTACAGGCTATGAGTGCAAAGTTTGGAATGCTTGCAACGTGGTATACAACTGTAGAAAAGGGACCTTCTGGAAGTATTAACAATACTAAAAAGCATGTGTACTACTCTATGCGTGACTCATTAGACAAGCTTGTAGACTCTCTAAAATATATTGCAAGGCTTGGTGCATAATGGCTAGAAACTTAATTGGAACATTAACAAAGAAGCCAAGAAACACAAAACTGGATGCAAAAAAGTTTAGACTTGCAATTGGAAAAGCTTACCTAGAAGGAAAAACTGGATATATTCATAGAAAGAAAACTACCTTCTCTCCATCAACAGTTGGATATGGTCACGGTAAGTGTCCTAGATATTGGTCAATTGCTTTTGACGGTGCAGATTTTAAAGAAACGTTTAACGCTCAAGGCGTTGCTGCAATGGATAACGGTACAGATGCACACACAAGGCTTGAAAAGGTTATTGCAAAAACTGGATATCTAAAAGAATCAGAGCGTGAGATTAAACTAGACAGCCCACCAATTCGTGGCTTTATAGATTTAATTTTAGATGTTGAGGGTGAAGAGATTGTTGGAGAAATTAAAACAATTAAAGATGACCAATATACTCTAAGAAAAGATACTTCAACTGGTGCAGATAGCCATGTAGTTCAATTGCTTATTTACATGAAGGTAACTGGTGCGGAAGAAGGATTCTTTTTGTATGAGAACAAGAACACTCACGAGATTACTGTAATTCCAATGGTAATGTCACCAGAAAACTTAGATTATGTAGACTATATCTTTGACTGGATGAAAGAAGTTCGTGCTGCTTGGGAAGAAAAGAAAAACATCAAGCGTCCATTTAAGGGAGACAAAGCTCCATGCACCTATTGTCCAGTTAAAGAAGTTTGTTTTGAAAAGCCTGACGGAAGACACAAAATTGTCCCATTAGAAATTAGACAAGCATGAAAGTATGTAAAGAATGCAACTTAAAGTTTGATGCAAAAACTCATAATCAAAAATATTGTTCTGGAGAATGCTGTCGCATTGCAACAAACAAAAGAATTATGGAAAAGTACTACCAGAAAAAAGCAAGGCTAAACGGTCTTGAAAGACTTTGTGGTTGCGGATCAACTTTGAGTAGATACAACTCTGATGACACTTGCTCAGTATGTGATTCTAAAAACAAAAAAAATAAAAGATACTTGGCGATGGAGGCAATGTCAAATGTCATTAGCAGTACTAAAAAAGTCTAGTGCTCATAAAGTTTTAGGAATTGATGCTTCAACTGCCTCACTAGCATTTTGTTTGTTTGAAAATGATAAGCCAGTAAAATTTGGCAAGATGCCAATTGTAGGTGCTGACATTTATGATAAGGTTAAAGATGCTCATAGAAAGTCGGAAGCTATTGCGTCACTGGTGGATCCAGATTACGTTGCAGTTGAATCTGCAATTATGGTTAGGTCAGCAGATGCAGGACTAAAGATTGCTATGATCGTTGGTGCTTCATTAGCAGCACTACTAAAACCTGAAACAAAAGTAATTACTGTTGCTCCAATTCAATGGCAATCCTTTATTGGAAACAATAATCCAACTAAAGCAGACAAGGCTAACATTAGACTACAGTTTCCAGACAAGACTGATAGTTGGTATAAGGGTAAAATAAGAGAGAATAGAAAGCAAAAAACAATGGACTACTTTAATAATAAGTTTAACATAAGTGTTACAGATAACGACACTGGTGATGCTATTGGAATTGCCTACTACGCATATAATAAACTTACGGAGAGATCATGAAAAAACTTTATCAGTCAAAAACCTGGCTTACAAAAAGATACATTATTGATAGAAAAACTATTGAAGAAATTGCCAAAGAGTGTGAGACTAGTCATCAAACAGTCTATAGATATTTAGTAGAGTTTGACCTAATTAGAAATCAAAGAAAGTGGTCACGATGATTGAAAAAAATATTTGGCAAACCTATGAATGTAAAAAAGAAGATTTACCAGCATATGCACTAGAAGGAATAAACTCTTGGGTGACTCAAAATCCTTCTTGGGAGCACAACTATATGAGTGCAGAAGATAGAGAACACTTCTTTAAATATGAATATAGCACAGAGGTTTACGACACTTACATGAAAATGCCAATGGGCGTTATGAAAGCTGGACTTTGGAGATTTGCAATCTTACATGCTTATGGTGGAGTTTATGCAGACTTAGATACAAACTGTATTAGTAAAATTTCTAGATGGTTCCCACAAGGATATGAAATGGTAGTTGATATTGAAGGAGACACACCTTGGTATGCAACACAAGTTATTGCAGCAAGATCAGGTCATCCATTCTTAAAAGATGCAATGGATTTATGTGTTGAAAGAGTAAAGCTGGGGGACTGGAGCATTCCTAACATGGTTCATTACTATACAGATGTTGCAATGTTTACAGATAGCCTAATGAACTCAATGGGGCTTCCACCACACGAAGGTGACTTAAGATTAAAGGCAGCAGAGTATAATGAGTCTAAACTAGCACAAGAAAATAGGTTCTTTGCTTTTTCTGGAGACAAGGCAAGGTGCTTGCTTGATAGATACGTTCAGCATTTATACTGGGGAGATACTGGTCGCAAAGAAGGATACATTGCTTGGAAGGCAGACCCACTAGTAAACCAATCCTATAAAGATGGGTTTGATCCAAAAGACTGGAAAGAGTAATGCCTACAGTTGGAGTTCTTCCTGCATCAGGAAAGGCATCTAGGATTGGTGGAATACCAAAATTTTGTTTGCCTATTAGTGATGATAGATGTTTGTTGCAGTGGCATGTAAATCAAATGCTTGAGGTATGTGATGAGGTTCGTGTATCAACACGACCTGAGTGGGTTCCAATTATTCAAAACATGGACATGAACATAAAGCTTATTGTTAGAGAGCCCTCAACCATGTCTGACGCAATTGATTTTATGATAGGCGACTATAATGACACTGTGCTTATTGGAATGCCTGACACTTATATCTTAAATTCAACAAAGAACATTTACTCAGAGCTTATGAAAAATCAAGACAACGCAGACTTAGTTTTAGGAGTTTGGAATTGTCCAGAAGAACTTAGAGGAAGAGTTGGTCAGGTATCTTTACGAGACAATAAAGTAGTAGCTTCAAAAGATAAAACAAATGATTGCGACTATGAATATTTGTGGGGCACTTTACTTTTCCGAAAAAATATGATAAGATATGTAGACCCAAGTAGAAACCATCCAGGAGAACAAATTCAGGAGTGGATAACATCAAGGTTTAATATTCAAGCAGTTAGAAATGACGGAGAATACATGGATATTGGTACACTAAAAGGTTTAAAAGATCTTTACAGAAGAATGGAAAATTAGATGCACGAGTATGAGGATAAGTTTCATATTGAGGTAGATCAAGTAAATCATCCTGCACACTACACAACTGATCCATCTGGAGTTGAGTGCATTCAAATTACACGTCATAGAAACTTTAACATTGGTAATGCTTTTAAGTATCTTTGGAGAGCTGGAATTAAGGATGACAAAAAACAAATAGAAGATTTGCAAAAGGCAATCTTTTATATTAATGATGAAATTAATAGGCTGGAAGGAAGATAATGCCCACCTATGAATACACTTGTGTAACCTGTGATAACTCTATTGAAAAACCAAATGTTAAAGTTGACGATAGAGACCATCAGCAATGTGAAAAATGTGGTAATGTTCTTACTAGGAGTTGGACTCTTGGAAATGTTTCTGTATGGGCTCCAACTGCTGGCGGATATAGATAATGGCTAAAACAAAAACTGTAATTAAGTATAATCCAAACTGGGATGTAAAGTTTGAACACCAGCATGGCAAAGACCTAATTGTTCCAGGAACACCTCTTAAAATAAAGAATGTTCGTGGAGACTTTAAGTTTGAAAAGTATGTAAAGAACACCGATTCTGGTATGGAATGGATTGATGTTATTGGTCCCACTGGATATAGGTCCTTTTATTTGTGGGATTTAAAGGGTATAATTAAACCTAAGAAGAAAAGGATTAAGAAGAATGGCAGCGGAAATTGAGCTAGCAGAGCGTTGGGAAAGAATCAACAAGGTTGTTGAGGAGTTCCTTCGTGGAAACACAAACCCTAACGATATTGCTACAATCACTGGATTTAAAAGATCCCAAGTAACTGAGTACCTAAATGAGTGGCGTACAGTTATTCAAAGTGATAGACAGATTCAAATGCGAGCCAGAGAAGCTCTTGCAGGTGCAGATCAGCACTACTCAATGCTTATTAAAGAAGCCTGGGATGTAGTAGAGCAAGCAGACCTTACTGCACAGTTACCACAAAAAACATCAGCCTTAAAACTAATTGCTGATATTCAACAAAAACAAATGGACATGCTACAAAAAGCAGGTGTGCTAGACAACAACGAACTAGCAGAACAAATTATTGAAACAGAAGAAAAGCAACAGATGCTTGTTGAGATTATTAGAGATGTTGTTTCGTCTTGCGAAAAATGTAAGCCTCAAGTTTCTTCAAGGTTAAGTAAGATAACAGGACAAGCAGAGGCACTCTAGTGTTTGAAGATATGATTGATCTCCTTGGCGGAGATGAATTTGACGAGAAGCCAGTAAATTTAGAAGAGTTTGTAACCTCTAGAGATTACCTTGGTCTACCACCGCTTTCTGATTATCAGTACACTGCAATTAAAGCAATGAGTCAAATTTATAAAAAAGAAACTTTGATTAATGTTTTTGGTCAAGAAGAGGGAACTAAGATATCAAAGCAAACTTGTAATGAAGTAGTATTGCAGCTTGGTAAAGGTTCTGGTAAGGACTACATGTCAACCATTTCTGTTTCTTACATGGTATATCTTCTTTTATGTTTAAAGGATCCTGCAAAGTATTACGGAAAACCTCCAGGCGACTCTATCGATATTCTTAATATTGCTATTAATGCTGAGCAAGCAAAGAATGTTTTCTTTAAGGGTTTAAAAAATAGAATTGATAAGTCTCCTTGGTTTCAAGGAAAGTATTCTTACACTGCAGGTTCGGTAAGTTTTGATAAGGGAATTACTTGCCACTCAGGACACTCTGAAAGAGAATCCTGGGAGGGGTACAACGTCCTTTGTGTAATTCTTGATGAGATCTCTGGCTTTGCCATTGATAACACAACGGGTCATGATCAAGCAAAAACTGGTCAGGCAATTTACGATATGTATCGTGCCTCTGTAGATTCTCGTTTCCCAGATTTTGGCAAAGTAGTTTTGCTATCATTCCCAAGATATCGCAATGACTACATTCAGCAAAGGTATGATGCAGTGATTGCAGCCAAAGAAACAACTATTCGTGAACATACCTTTAAGCTAGATGAAACACTAGAGGTTGAAGATTCAAATAACGAGTTTACTATTCAGTGGGAAGAAGATCACATTAGTGCCTACAAGTTTCCTAAAGTGTTTGCCCTACGCAGACCAACATGGGAAATAAATCCAACAAGAAAAATAGAAGATTTTAAGATTCAGTTTTACACAAACCCTACAGATGCTTTGTCAAGATTTGCCTGTATGCCTCCAGATGCAGTGGATGCATTCTTTAGATCAAAGGAAAAAATTGAAGCATGTTTTAATCAGCCATCACTTGCAATAGATGAGAGCGGAAGATTTGCAGAGTGGTTTGTACCAGACGATGACAAAGAATATTTTATTCACGTTGACCTTGCACAAAAGCATGACCACTGTGCAGTTGCTTTGGCTCACGTTGAAAAGTTTGTAAAGATTACAACATTTAATGACTATGATGTAATTAACCCATTAGTTGTTGTTGATGCTGTTAGATGGTGGACACCAACTGCAGATAAAACTGTAGACTTTAAGGATGTAAAAAATTATATTTTAGATCTTAGAAACCGTGGGTTCAAGATTAAACTTGTAACATTTGATAGATGGAACTCACTTGACATTATGAATGAGTTAAAGGCAAGTGGAATGAAATCAGAAACTTTGTCTGTTGCAAAAAAGCATTATGAAGATATGCAAATGCTTGTAGCAGAAGAAAGGTTAGTGGGTCCAGCAATTAGATTGCTAGTAGAAGAGCTGCTCCAGTTAAGAATTATTCGTGACAAGGTAGATCACCCAAGAAAGGGATCTAAGGATCTTGCAGATGCTGTCTGTGGTGCAATATATAATGCTATTGCTTTAACCCCAAGAAGGCAAGGCGGAAGAGAAATAGAAGTTCACACATACAAGCAACAAGCACTTGACAACAAGCAAAAAGAATGGGATAATATTTTACAAAGAGACCTTGAAAGAAATAGACAGGCTCCAGATGATATTCTCAGATATTTAAATGGAATAGGAATGGTTTAGTGGAAATCCCAGACGACTTCTCAAGTGAAGAGTATGATGAAATGATGGATTACATGATCAAACATAACTACATACAAAGCGTTGGCATTGATGAAGATGGCGAGCCAATTTACAAAATGACACAAGATTTAATTGAGGACTACCCAGATATTTTTGAAGCTCATATGGAATTTACAAATGAGCTTTTATTTTCTGTTTGGCAAAAAGGATACGTTGAAATGACAATGACGGAAGATGGAGAATGGCTAATTATTCCAACTGATGTTACATTAAACTATGAAGAAATTCCTAACCTTACAAAAGAAGAAAGGCTTCTTTTGTGGGAGCTGAGTGAAATGAAAAAAAGAGACGACCAATAGACTTGACAAATGTCATGCCAATAGTGTAAGATAGAGGCTATGGATTCCGAAAAAACAATTGAGTTAAGATACTTTGACAAAGAAAACAAGCTTTTTAAAGTAGTAAATCCAAAAGTAAAAAGAACATGGATGGATGAAACACACAACAATGCTTATCGTTGTACCCCATTAAATGTTGGAAATACCTATGGGTGGTATGTTTTATGTCCAATGGATTTTACAGCAGAATGGAACGGTGGACCTTTGGGGTCAGACCTTTCAGTAACAGTAATAAATCCTCCAGAAAGTAGCAATGAAGACTTTAAAATGACTGCAACTAATTTTGGTCATGGAATATTAAGTTTGATTCCAGACTTTATTATTAAAACAAGTCCAGGAGTTTCTACATATGTTCGTGGTATTCCAAACTTAATTGCAAATGGAATACAGCCACTTGACGGTGTTGTAGAAACAGACTGGTTACCATTTACATTTACTTATAACTTTAAGTTTATTAAACCAGGAAAAATTAAATTTGAAAAAGATCAGCCATTGTTTAGTTTTTTCCCAGTAGAAAGAGGATACGTTGAGCAGTTTAATACTTTAGTTTCAGGAATTGAAGACTATCCAGAATTTAAAAAAGAATACGACATGTATGCAAATCATAGAACATCTCAACAAGCAGGTATAACAGAAATAGATGGTCATTATGGAAGAGCAGAAAGTCCAGTTAAAAAACATGAAGTTGATAATCATTTAAAGACAAGTAAGATTAAAGAATTTAAATATTAAATACCCAATCCCCAATAGCTCAATTGGCAGAGCGTTAAACTGTTAATTTAAATGTTCCTGGTTCGAGTCCAGGTTGGGGAGCAGCAGTATATGTTTGTCAGTTGCATATACTCCCACATGTTAAGTGGCATGGCAAACTGACAGGCGAATGTTGCATAATGGTAGTGCCTCAGTTTTCCAAACTGACGGTGAGAGTTCGATTCTCTCCATTCGCTCCCCTAATTAGCTCAGTGGATAGAGCAAACGGTTTCTACCCGTTAGGTCAGGAGTTCGAATCTCTTATTGGGGGCTTTAGAGTATAATTAAACTAAGAAACATCTAAGGAGATGTAATGGAAACAACTGTAGAAGAAAAACAGGAACGAAAGTTACTAATAGCAGATAGATGTGACAGGTGTGGTGCTCAAGCATTTGTCCTTGTAAAAGGCGTAGCAGGAGAGCTATATTTCTGCGGGCATCACTATACAAAAAATGAAGATGCTCTTATTAAATTTTCCTATGAAATTATAGATGAAAGAGACTTTATTAACGAAAGATCGTCTTCAAGTCCTATCTAGGATATAATAGATTTGGGTTTAATACCTAATTTATAGGAAAAGAGTGATTCTAAATGGGTTCACCAATCGTGGGAGGTAAGGTTACAACACCTTACAAGAAGCTTGGAAAAATGTGGAGCAAGGGCTACCACACAGGAGTAGACTATGCTTGCAAAGTTGGAACAGACATTGTTGCTGTTGCAGATGGCAAGATTGAAAATGCTACCTGGGGTGCCAGCTATGGCACTCAACTAGTTCAAAAAGTTGAGGGTGGCTGGGTAATCTATGCACACCTTTCAAAGGCTCTAGTTAAGGCTGGAGACAAAGTAACAAAGGGTCAGCATATTGGAGAGTCTGGTAATACAGGCAACTCTTCAGGTCCTCACCTACACTTTGAAATGAGAGATAACATTAGATGGAGTGCTGGCAAGGACATTGATCCTGCTGCAATTCTTGCATCTTAATAAAAAATAAATAGTGAAGCCCCTTGACAATTGTCAGGGGCTTCTGCTATAATATTTCTTATGTCAAATATTGAAATAGATTTTTTAATTGAAGAAATTATTCCTATGAAACACGCAGAAGCTCTAGCGGTTCAATCACCAGAATTTCAGGCGTTTATTAATGGATGGAACAATGCTTTAGAAGAAGTTATTAAATACCTAAAACAACACAATGGAGATAACAACTAAATGGGAAAACATCACGATAAAATTCTTGCAGCCCTAGAGGTTCGCAAAAACAATGTACCACAAAGAGGTGGATACAATATGCCAGGTTCTATGAACAAAAAGAAAACAGGATATGTAAAGCGAGGAATTAAGAGATGATTTACACAGGTGAAGAATCAGAACATGCAGGACATACAAGCGAGTTGTTTGAAGTAATGTTTGGGCTAGAGCACGTTGTTGCAGAATTTTTTTGGAACATTGTGTTTGCAGTAGCACTACTTGCTATTTCAAAATCACGAGTACTTAAAAAGATTCACAAGTACATTGATGATAGACACGAAGTAAGTCACGATAAGTATTAATAAATAAAGAATTGCTCCAATAGCTCAACGGTAGAGCGATGCTCTTGTAAAGCATAGGTTGTGATCTCGGAATTCACTTGGAGCTCTAAAATAAAACAAAAGGATTATATTGTGAGACAACCAAGAAAGCCAAGACAACCAAGAAAACCAAGAGCAAAAAAAGAAAAGTTTAGCTGGGACAAACAGATTGAAAGAGCAGAAAAAGAACTGTTATATAATCGTAGAATGATTGAAGCCACATACAAAGGAACATCCTCTGGTAGAGCTTCAGAATATAAAATAAAAAACAAGAGAAACAATGGAGTAGTGTCGTAATGAATCTAGTAGAATTTATTGAAGAAGTTAAGTCAGGTCAGACCCTCGTGGACTTCTGGGCTGAGTGGTGTGGACCATGCAAGATGTTAACACCTGTAATTGAAGAACTATCTAAAGAGCAGGATGTTCGTTTGCTAAAGATCAATGTTGATGAGAGTCCAGAACTTGCACAAGCACTTGGCATCAATAGCATCCCAGTTATTATGCTATACAATAGTGGAGAAAAACTAAAGCATATTGTTGGGGCTAAGCCAAAGCCAGCACTAAAGAAAGCGTTGTTTGATAATGTTTAATCGCAAACTAAAAGATGAGATGCTTGTAGAAGAACATCAGTATCGTGCAGTTATTACATACCTGCCTGAAAAAGGAACCTATAAGGCATCAGTTCAAAGAAGAACTGGGATTAACGAGTGGGTTAAGGTTAGGTGTGGATTAAAGGGAGTAGTTTTTCAATCTAAAAAAATTGCTGAAGAAACTGCTATTCAGCAGATTAGAATTCAGAAGAGTTTAGATGACAAAATTAACAGTCCTGTATCATACATTATATATGATAACTAGGTGCCATACGCATAAATAGGTGATAAAATAGACATATGGCAACTATCTTTCCAACCTCTCCTGCTCCACAAGTTAATGATGAATATCAGGGATATCGTTATAATGGTACATCTTGGGAAATTATTGGAATTGATCTAACTGCTGACTACCAGCCAAGAGTTTCAAATGTTTCAGATACTGAACTAGGATATTTAGATGGCGTTACATCATCTATTCAGACTCAGTTAGGTACAAAGCTTTCTTCATCTACCGCAGCAACCACATACCAGCCAATAGTAACCAACGTAACAGACACTGAAATTGGGTACCTTGATGGCGTAACTAGTGCTATTCAAACACAGTTGGGTACAAAATCTCCACTAGCCTCCCCCACATTTACTGGTACGGTTACAATTCCTGCAGGTGCATCTATTTCTGGATACGCAACAGAAACATATGTTGGAACAGCAATAACCAATTTAATTGATGCTGCACCCTCAACATTAAATACTCTTAATGAACTTGCAGCAGCACTTGGAGATGATGCAAACTATGCATCCACCATCACAACTGCTCTTGGAAATAAATTAGATATATCTACAGCAAGTTCTACATATCAGCCACTTAATGGTGCTTTATCAACACTCTCTAGTACATTTGGAAATATTACTATTCAAAGTGGAATAGTTAATTTTGCA